CTCAGCTGGCGCGCTGGGCAATATAGTCCTTGATCTCGTCCGTAAGGTGGAACCACTCCCCATCGACGCGCAGGTGGCGGAACTGCCTATGGAGTTTGAACTCCTGGTCTCTCCCACCCGGCATGGTACCCAGAAGCGTGACTGGGCCAAGGGTCATTCCTGGAATCATGGACGACCCCTTGCTGACCTGCTTCATCCTCTTGGAAACATCCTTGGATATCCCGATTTTGACCATGCCGTCACGTTCCATGAAGTAGACGACCTGCTTGGGGCCTGTGATCCGCACTTTGGATGCGATATCTGCGGGGTCAATAAGCCCTGACGCCAGTTCCCGCGCTGCCTCTTTACGTGCACCCGCATCTGGGTCAGCACGCATGAGCAATGTTTTCAGATGGAACCTGAGCTGCTTGTGCTCCGTTGCCTGCTGTTCCAGTGCTTCGAAGAACGCCTTCCCGTGCATCCAGCACATAAGCATGGATCCCACGTGGTAAGTGCCGCGCTGGGTACATGGACGCAGGGCGCGACCCTCAGGGGCGAAGGCGTACTGGCAGTACCCAGGACGCATCGCATGTGTACCATAGAACATGGTGATCTCCTTACCAGATCATCGCAGCCCGTCAGCGATTACAGCGCTGGCGGGCATTTCTGTTCCATCCTACCCCATGGACTCCGGTAGAGCCGAACAGGTCCGATACAGGATTACTTGTGGGAACCACACTTCCCGTGGGTAATCTGTTCCCGCCAAAGTTGAGCCCCCAAGGCTCAACTCTCGATCGCCGCCCGCTCCTGTAGATCCCTGCCAACTTCCGCCAGCGCCACGCGCAGCTCCGTGGTGGCCGCAGCCCACTGCTCGTCCGTGAGGTTGGCCGCCTGTAGCGCCCTCTGGAGCGTCCGCGCGATCATCATGCCCTCCGCTTGCACGCTGGCAATGTACTTCTCTGAGAGGCCCGCTGAGACGGCCGCACGGGCCACCTGTGCCCCGTGTGCCCGTTCCTCGCGACTGATCTTGATCCACTCTCGTAGCTCCCGGCTCTGCCTTGCCCGTGCAATCTCAAACTTCTCGGGGTCCCAGTCATGTGACTGCTCCTCAAGTGCCCGTTCGCGCTGGGCTTCGATGCCGATCCGTTCATCGACCCATGATGCCCGGTACGCCGATCGCCGCACCTCTGTGAGCAGGGATTCCCATGGGCTCACATCGTGTTCCCCCTGGTAGGGGACTTGCGCCTTCAACCGCTGATTCATGCTCTGCTCGTTTCCTGTAACGAACCCCGAAACGCTTGTGTTACGAGCGTTTCCGCAGGTCAACCCCTCAATTTCGGCACTTTGTAACGCGTAACAGTGTTCCCCGCATCCCCGCCATACTATATACGCGTAGTATGCATACTAATGTTTTTCTCGTGCGAACGTCATCATACATACACTGTTACAAGTGTTACAACATATAGAGTTACTAGGTTCTACCAGGGAAAATAGGCTGTAACGAAGGTTGTAACGCTAGAGGGTTTTTGAAACCGAGCTTCGTTACAAGAGAGCCGTAGCCACTGAACGTGACTACGGCTCATCTCTGTGTCATGATTTCCCGGTCCACACCAGGTTGTGCGGTAGCGCCGTGGTTATCGGAGGGCAGAGCCATCCGCGCACCACTTTGTCACCTCCGTACTGCATATTGACCCTTCTGGTCTTGCTGTCCGGTTCGAATCCCGCTTGTTTCAGCTCGGGGCCGAGCTGGCGCATGCTCTGGACGTACTTGACGCCGTTCTCCCCGCACCACACCTCATACAGTCCGTGGATGACCGGGTTGGGCACCCAGGCATAGGAACCACGATCAGCGCTGATGTCGAACATGTCCGAGGTGAACTGCGCGGTATCGCTCGACTCTTCGTCGCGGTACTCCGTGGTCGCGTCGGTGACGCGCTTGGGAGGTGCGAGTCCCACTTCCATGTAAGCCATGAGACCGTCAAGCGCCCAGTTGAGGATGCCCGACCCCTCTTGCCGGTACAAGATGTCGGCATAGTCCCTTACGCGCCGTTCCGGCGGAATGAACGCGTCGAACGGGATGAGGTCGAGCCTGCGCCACATGCCCTCTGACGTGTCGGTGATCCGTGGCTTGTTGTTGCCTGCGATCCACAACTTGAAACGGGCAGGGAACTCGAACGAGTCCTGTCGCATCTTGCGTGCGCGGATGCGACCAGTCCCGGTGAGCGCTTTGAGCCGCGAATCGTTGACGCGGCCCTTGGGCGCTTCATCGATGAACACGAGCCTGCGCCCTGCGAGGTCGGCAATGATCGTCTCGTGCTCGCCTGCGTCCCCGTTGAGGATCTTCGCTGATCCGGGCATAGCGTAATCGCCCATGATTTTCATGATCGTTTCCATGGACACGTTCTTGCCGTTGCTGCCTTCCCCGAACGCGAACGCGAATTTCTGCTCGCTCACGAGCCCGGTGAGGCTGTATCCGACCCATCGTTGGAGGTAGGCGCAGAGATCGGGATCGGGGGTGCCGTCCGCACGTGCGCTGACGACGGCCATGTGTCGCTTCCATTCGGGGCAGTCGGCATCGGGGATGAAGTCGACACCGGCAATCATCGTGTTGTAGCCTTCGGCGTCTTTGCACGACAGTTCCCGGTTGACCAGGTTCAGCACGCCGTTGCGCACGGACAGCGAGAGCGGGTCGGCGTCGAGTTCTTCATGGGCGATGCGGAGCGGCCCAAGGGTTGCGGCGACGTTGACAGCGGAATCGATAGAGGTCCGGTTCTGCGCTTTGAGCGCGAATTTGCGCAGCGCCACCGCATGGGCTTTCGACTCGTCGTCATCGGCCAGCGCTGCCGCTGATTCGGCGTGGATGCGCATCATAGACGCGATGTCGTGCCAGCGCTGCCTGACCCCTGCTCCGTCCCGGTCGATATGCCAGTGCCCGGTCTTCTCGTCGCGCACGATCCAATGCTCGGTGTCGTGGACGTACCTGATGTTGGCACCTTCGATGTTCAGCAGCCGGTAGGCGTTCCCGAGGTCGGACATGGCGGTTGCTTCCATGACCGCCCTGACCTGCTCACCCCAAACGGCCATGCCTTCGATGTCGTCGGGTTCGGGTTTCTCCAGAAACCGCAGGTTTTCACGTTCGGCGCTGGCATGTGCAAATGAGGTTGCACCGTGATCATCGCCGGTCTCGCCCGGCTCGTGCTTCGGGCGTTCGGGAACACCGAGGTCGCCGAAGAGCATCGCTTCAAGGTCGGAAGCGTCCGGTTTGTCGCCCGTGGTTGTTGTGGTATCGTCATTCATAGCGTTCCTTTCGGGCTGTCGTTGCTGTCGCCTCGGGAGCTGTCGGGATGAAGAGCCCCGTGGGATCCCACCACGGGGCTCTTTGCTGTCTAGGTGTTGTTGGTGTGCTTTCGGTACTCGCCAACGAAGTACCGCAGAGCCGCATCTTCGTCCCCGAATTGCTTGCTCTCTCCGAAGCGCTCGTCGGGGATGTAGACAGACCCGTCCGGGCGCATGACGGCGTCCGCGAGGCTGTGCGCATCTCCGACCGGGTGGGTGTACGCGTGAAAGATCTTCCAAGCGATCACCGGCGTCTTTTCGAACCCGCTCGGGTCTCCGGCGTATACGTCACCTGCGTACATGACGTTGAGAAGGTAGTAGCCGGGCTGTGCTGTGATGATCTCTACTGACATCGTTCAGTCCTCTTTCTGTTCGGCATGGTCGATCGGAACGAGCCGATAGCCCAGCGCTTTCGCGTGCCCTTCGACCATGTGCAGCCGCTGCTTGTGCTTGGCGTCGTCACCGGCGTCACCCCATCGGGCCTTGGCCGCGTTACGCGCCCGCTCTACGCGTTGCGCTTTCGTGAGTGCCACAGAGTCTATCCTCTCGTCGGTGCCGGTCTGCCCGTGGCAATCGGCTCGTGAGGATAAATGCTATCACACGCCACGAGCCGAATTCCTCAGGTACGATAGAGCTGTGCCCCGGCTCCTCACCCGAAGCCGGGGCACTGCTCTGTCTAGGGGTTGTCGTTACGGCAGTCTGGGCACAGCGCGATACACCCGAACCCTGAGAGGTGATCCATGCGCCATCCGAACCCCGCAGCGTGGTCGCGGAAGGTTTCGGTTCCGCACTCGTGACACCGTGTTACGCCAGGTGACAGGCAGTGCGGGCAGTTCCCGAATCCCCGGTTCATGTCGTTCACGTCCGGGTGCTGCGTGATCTCCGCTTCGATGATCGGCCGTACAGCGGCCACGATCTCCCGCGCGAATTCTGCGTGAAGCCCTGCGGTGTTCGGCAACGCCTCATCGATTACCCGTTCGGCCTCGGTGAGTTCGTTGCTCATCGCGTCCTCTTCTCCATCGTTTTGAGCACGATCTCAGCGCCGCAGGTCTGGCACCAGAACTCGTCATGAGTAGCGCCGAGAGCGGCACTGAGCCCGTCAGTCCAGGGAGCCCAGCGGTAGCAGTAGGTGCACCGGTATTCGGTGGTTTCGCCGCTCACGACCCCCACCGCCTGTCGATGTCGTCCTGAGCTTCGAAGATGTCCAGTTCGCTTTCCGGATCACTTTCGTTGAACCACCCGCGCCCCTTCATGTCGAAGTGCCGACCGTCGTGACCGGATTGAAGCGAACAGTGCGCGTTACCCATCCCGAAGGCTCCGTAAGATATCGCAGGGCACCAAACGATGTTGTCGTGACCCATGGTCATCGCCCCTCTTCGAACGGCCTGCGCTGCATGTCCCGCTTGGCGCTCTCGGTGCGCGTCTCCTTCTTGACGTCGCGCTTCGCGGCGCGGTCGTCGCGTGCGGTGCGGGTGGTCGGTTCGTGGCGTTCGGGGTTGGGCTGTCGGTTGTGCCAGAGTGCCATCTTCTAGTCCTCGATTCGTTCGATGGTGACGCGGAATTTCTCGGCCTTAACCGCCAAGATCTTCCCGTCTTTCTTGGGGGTCAGTTCTACGATGGCACCGACAGTGCCAACGGCACGCATGTCGACCCACATACCGGGGGTGTTGCGGTACTTGACCTCTTCGAAAAGTCCGAGGACATCTCCACAGGAAAAGTTGTCGGTCATCGTTCAGTCCTCTCCCTGGTACAGCCGGACGAGCCGGTTGTACAGGTCGGTCTCGGCGTTGAAAGCGGCGTCGTGCGTGGTGCCGCGCTCGGGGCGAGGCGTGTCATCGTGATCGTGGATTGTGAACTCCGCAGACGTGCCGTCTGCGCGCTCGGCGATCACCTTGAATCGGGTGTACTTCATCGTTCAGTCCTCTTTCGTGTCGTCGTTGATTCGGCGGCGCAGCTCGTCGGCCGTGATCACGCTGCCGGAGGGAAGTACCCAAGGGCATTCGTTCGGCAGCTTCGATCCGACAAGTGAGCCGATGAGGCGCACGAAGTCGTTGTCAAGTTCGGGCATCATGATTCCTCCTGTCGTTCATCGTCAACGGGCACCAACCGGTACCCGAGGTTCGAAGCCTGCGCTTCGAGCATGACCAGGCGTTGTTTGCGCTTGTCGGCGCTGGTCTTGCCTGCCCACCTTGCACTGGCAGCTGTTCGTGCGCGTTCGACGCGTTGTTCTTTGTTCATGCGCGTCACCGGTACCCGATGCACTCGGGCACATGACCCGTGCCGCTGCCGTAGGTCAGTGGGTGTGCGATGCAGCAGGGGACATCATGGGTCCCCACGTTCTCGTCAGCCCACACCTTGGCCTCTTCGCGTGCCCACTGGTCACGCTCGAAGTCATCATCACGGTTAAGCTCAAAGGCTTCGTCTTCCATGTTCGATCCTCTTTCATGCTGTCATGAACTCCTTAGCAAGCATCCTATCACACGTTCCCTGCTTGCCTGCCCGCCTCCCAACCACTTTCAAACGTCCTACGTTGGGATGACTCATCGTCGTTCGCCCCGATCGAGAACATCACGGTCTTGAGTTCCGACCAGGCATCCTGAGCGCTCATGGTGCCCATCTTCCCCAGTCGGAACGCGGCAACGTTCAACTCGTTGTTGCGGGTCCCCGGTGCCGCGTTGCCGAGCCGGTCAAGGATGCGCTCCGCCGCTTTCGCCGCTCGCTCGCTCCCCACCTCATACTGCGGTTCCGGCCGTTCCGATCGCTCCGGTCTGCGCGTGAGCTTCACGAGCCAATCGGGAGCCGGGACGATAACAGTACTCCGGATACCGGCCCTCGGAACGACTTGATAACCACCACATCCGGGAGCTTTCACGAGTCCTCCGATGCCGCGCACATCGATGCCGGGGCCCAGTAGGCTTGAGGAGTTGTGGACGCCGCCTTGCGCCTTCACAGCCTCATCCCACCTGAAGTAGAGGTGTGCCCCGCCCGAAGGCGTGGCAACGGTCATGGTGGCTGTGAAGTCGGCGAGCGTGCTGCCGTTGCGCGCTGCGAGGTCGCGCAGCGACGCGAATCCGTCGATGCCGTTCTTACGGTCAATGTCAAGTACCCAGATGCCCGAACCGGGCCCCGTGGCGATGCCGACTGGGCAGCCGGTGAACTCGCCACCCGCCCACCACTCCCGAACCTGGTCGACTTCGCCTGTGGCCCGCGTCTTCCATCCTTCAACGGCGGGCCGTTTGGTGCCGTTCACGAGCGGGAACACACGGAACCCGAGCTGCACGCAGGCGTACGCGACCGCACCGGGGTCTGATGCCTGCCCGCCTGCGGCGGTGTCTTCGAAACGGGTGGTTGCCATCCTTCATCCTCTCATCGTTGGTCGTTAAGTCCAGTCTACACCTGATACACTGGGTACAGAAACGCCTGGCACCGCTGTAACGGCCCAGGCACGAGCCGATCTTTCGAGGAGACCAGCCATGAACGATGATACCACGACGTGCAAGATTGAAGGATGCGAGCGTACCAAGTGGGCTCGGGGATGGTGCAGAACGCACTACGCCCGTTGGTATAAACACGGTGACACAAGTACCAACCTGATGCCGGATAGGGTGCAGGGAACACCTGAAGAGCGATTTTGGCCGAAGGTTGATGCTTCGGGCGACTGCTGGGAGTGGACGGGTGCTAGAGGCAAAAACGGCTACGGGGTGTTCTCAGTGCCGGGTAGGAATGTCAGAGCGCACCGGTTCGCGTGGGAGAATCTGGTAGGACCAATCGGCGAAGAGCTAGTAATCGATCACATGTGCAAGAACAGAGGCTGTGTCAATCCTGACCATCTGGACAGTGTTACATCAAAGGTAAACAACCTACGCGGATCCAATCCTTGTGCTGTTAATGCACGTAAAACCCACTGTAAACGAAATCATGAGTTTACGCCAGAAAATACATATATTGACCCAAACGGGTATCGCCAGTGCAGAAGTTGTAGTAGGGAACGTAACACAGAGAGAAGGCGTATTAACTAAAAGTGAGATGTTCTATATTCTCGTTACCCGAACCGGCTCTGTTACACTTGCGGTAACGGATCAATGATCAAAGACAACGAGAGGGATACAACATGAGCAACACTGACACCACCACGCTTGACGAGCCCTTGGACGTGGTTTCGGACGAGTTCGCATGGTTCGCCGCTGAGGAGTGCGAGTACGACGATCCCACGGTGCGGCAGTTCGTGGCGTCCGGCCAGACGTTCACCGGACGGGTACTGGGCTTCGGGTCTTCCCGCAACAAGAGCGCCACACACAACGGGCACATGCCCGGTACGCCGCTGCCGAAGGGGCAGACATGCTCGGCATGCCGGTGGGCGGATGTGGCGATCATGGGCGTGAGCACGGACGACAACGTTCCGATGTTTCTCGTGCTGACCATCGGTAAGTCCACGATTCCCGGCGAAGACCAGCGCGTGTCGACCACGTGGACGCCGGACGCGCTCGAAGTGCTCAAGTCGCTGTACGTGAAGAGCAAGAACGGGCACCCTCCGAAGATCCCGCTCCCGAACGCCACCGCGTTCCGTGCCGCTGCCGCTGTCGACAAGTCGATTGACCGCGTGCTTGAGCGGTTCGAGGACATCGTGCCGCTGGTGCCCGAAGATGACATCTTCGCGTGACACCGGCCCCGTGTTGCACCATCAGGCGCATCATGGTAGGTTTGACAGGTCTCTCCAGTGCTTTCGGGCAAGGGAACGCAGCGAACAGCCGCTTACCAGGTTCGCTGTGAGGGAGCAGTCTTAGAGGGGTGGGACTGCTCCCGACAACAACACCCCACGATCACGATCAAAGACGGAAGGACCATCATGTTCGGTATGGCCGACGAAGACCACCGCGCACACACGGTTGCTGGTTTCCACCAGCTCGCCGATTTCCTGCACACCTACAGCGACATGATCCCGCTGAACACTGCCAGCCGCATTGACGTGCAGTACAGCATCTTGGAAGAGGACGACGCCAAGGCGCGCGAGGAGTTCGCCGAGCTGGCCGATGTCATGTATCGCTCTAGTGTCACTAACACGCAGAAGTTTACCGAGAGCACCAATGTGTACGACACGTGCACGCACCACATCGCGCAGCTGACGTTCGGCGCTGGCACGGTTGCGTACCGTGTCGTGTGGATCGAGAAGACGGGAGACACCGAAGATGAATAACCGATACCTGTACATGATTACTTACCAGTTCTACAGCGCTCCGGGTAGCGGCGCGGGTCGGACGTTCTACGAACGTGAAACCCCCATCGACAGTGTTGAGGCGGTAGAAGCAATCGAGGCGGATATTCCGAAGCGCAGCCACGATAACCTGTCACGCGTCGCCGTCCAGAACATCGTGCTGTTGCGGGAGTGGTCAGAGTGAGTGACGAGCCGAAACAGCACCTCGCTTACGCCCTTCGGATCACGGAGCCAGGCATTCCCGGGGCTAACCCCAAGGTATTCGCCGAATTCCAAGGTGCCATCTTCTACACGGTGAACGAGGAGTTCACCCTCGGACGCATGACCTACCCGTACCCGAACATGGATATTTACGATTACACCTCTCCGCGTCTGATCGGGCTTGACATCGCGGTGGAAATGGTAGAAGCCCAGTTGGTGACAGGCACTATAGAAAGTTTCTACAGGGACACGTCGAGTTTCGTAGGTGTCGAACTGTGGAAGCCGCTGGCAGCCACTGAGCCGTGCACCGATGAAAGGGTGCTGTGGCGACTCCGCTACCACTATTGCACTGCGCGCGTAAGCGAACCCGGTGGTTTCGAAGTGCGGAGCGTTCCGATTCCAGAGACGACCATGATCTATACCGGGCAGGTATTGCCCGAAAGCGACTACACGCCGAATATGAGAGGAACGAACGGTGAGTGACGAACTGAAAGACTTCCGTTACTACGCGGACAAGGCCGAAGCGTTGTGCCTTGCGCTTGACATGCTTGACCCTCACGACAACGAAGGCGCAAAGCTGGTGATCAGCACCGCTGCTGTGTACGCCGAGCTGGCGAAAGCCGCGCCGAAGGGCGAAACAGAACCCGTGCTGCCTTGCAACGTCGGACTGCATGGCTATCGCAAAGACAGATATGACGGGACAACCCGCCCATGCATCTTCGCGAAAGGACACGCAGGTCTTCACCAGACCGATGACGGTGTGTCTTTTCGCGGACTTGACAACGCCGATTTTCCAGGACCGGAGGACAGTAGATGACAGAGGACAAGCAGAAACTCAATGGCTGTGCCGTTGCCGTGATCATCGCCGTGATGATCTCTGTGATCCCGCTCGGGGTGACCGTGTTCTGGATTCTGTTGGAATTCGGGCAATGGATCGGAAGGCAGTGATGGACGAAGAGGACATGATCACGCTCACACTTGTGGTGCTCATCATTGCCGCAGCGGGTCTCGTCGGGTGGGTACTCATCGAATTGGGTGTGTACCTGCACGGACTGAACGGCTGGTAGCAACGGATGTCAACTGAGATCAAGTGCGACGGATGCGGAGCGAAGCTCGACACACGTCAGCGGCCGAACTGGTGGCACGCGGTGTTCATGGGCGACATGCTCCGCAATGGGAACGGACTCCTCATTGAGAACTCCGGCCTGGTCGCACACGCTTCCGGAAATCAGATCATTCCGATCGACAAAGCGGACCTATGCATCCCGTGTATGTCCAAGAGACAAGAGGAGACGACATGAGCTTCGAATACCAGAGGTCTGAACACCTCATCAATGACCACAAAGTCACGATCGCGCGGTATGCACCCACGAACGGGGACCCTACTACGCACGTCGTTGAAGTGGTCAGCAGCACACATGAGGCAACTCGAATCAACTTCGACCACGAAGGGTTCCAACTCTTCAAAGCAATCATGAACCAGTACTGAGAGGAATCCATGACTGACAGGAAAGAACTCATGACCCCGAGCGAGGTCGCGAAGGTGCTGCGCGTTGACGCGAAGACGGTCACGCGCTGGGCGGAACGGGGACTCGTCCGGTCGATCAAGACGCCGGGTGGTCACAATCGGTTCTACCGGATTGATATCGATGCGATTGTGAACGGAGAGACCAAGTGACTCTTGCGTCAACCATGTGCGGCAGCCCCACGTGGACTGATGTTGCTATGGTCGCGGTGTTCATGTTCTTCGTAGTGTCGCCGATCGTCATCATGTTGTGGATCGGAACGAGAGACTAGTCCCATGACAGGACGACTTCCACCCCGTGGTTACATCGCGATCTGCGATGTGAGCGGCAAGCGCGGTTACGGGAACCGACGATCGGCTCGGAAGGCACGCAGGCAGATGCTCCAGATCGAAGGCGAGAAGGCTTCGCAGTGGGACATCTACCTGTGCCAGCACTGCGAGATGCTGCACATCGGGCACCACAACAAGTACGCCCGCTAGGGATAACACGCCAGACCCGGTGTCGATGGGGCACCGGGTCTTTCCTATGCTTGGGGTACCGTCCGCAAGTCTCTGCAAGGAACCGCCGTGTTTTTGTATGCCCTTTTTATCCTTGGTTACGTACTTGCCAGCGTAGGTGCTGGCGTAATCCTGTTTCACTCCGTTACCGTCATCATGGGCACTTCGCCCGCATCCACGCACCGCAACACCGAAGAGGACGAGATCTGGGCTGTCCTGCTCGTTACGGTCGGACTCGCCGCACTCTGGCCGATCTCGTATCCGCTGTACCTCGCTAGCCGCGTGGCTGCGAGTCCTGTACGATAGACAGACGGGGTCCTTCGGGGCCCCGCACCTAAGACGAGAGGATGGAATGAACACAGATATGATGATGTGGATAGCATTCGGACTGTATTGCCTGTTTGGAAGTATGCTGGCTGCGGCCCTCATCAAAGAATCCAAGAATGCCGATGTCGAAGACAGTCTTCGACTGTCGCTGTACGTACTGCTGGTGATCACGGCTGTCGGTTGGCCCGTGAGCCTTGCTTGCGTGTCAGTGATTCGTTTGGGTCGGTGGATGTCCAGGAATAAATCCCAGTAACCACGCACGATGACCTTATGACGACAGACGAGAGGACCAAAGATGCTGGAAGGTGTAGAACTCCACCTAGTTGAGACCATCGAAGACGTGAACGCCTGCCTGAACTGGCTTGCGGGGCTCACCTGCGAGCGGATCGGTTTCGACTGCGAGACCACGGGCCTGGACAAGATTCACGACAGGCCGCGCCTGGTGCAGTTCGGTGACCGGTTCCAGGGCTGGGCGATCCCCGTTGAGCGCTGGTACGGACTGATTCAAGAAATCGTGGCGCGCTGGTCGCGCATGGGACGCTTCGTGGGCCACAACGCCTGGTTCGACGTGCGGCACCTCGCGAACATCGGGATCACGGTGCCCGCGCACCTCGTGGACGACACGATGCCGCTCGCGCACATCGCCGATTCCACGGTGTCTATCGGCCTCAAGCAGCAGTGCGCCAAGCACATCGACGCTCGTGCCGCTGCTATGCAGTCGCAGCTGGAGGAGGTCATGCATTCCGGTGGCTACACGTGGCGAACGATTCCGATCACCGCGACCGGACCTTGCGCAGTGTACTGGGTGTACGGAGCGCTTGATCCTGTGCTTACCGTGCGGCTGTGGGAGCACCACGCGCCGAACGTGCTGCCTACCGCCTCCAAGGCGTACGACCTTGAGGTAGCCACGGGCAACCTCACTGACCGCATGGAAATGAAGGGTGTCGCCTGCGACCGCGAGTACACGCAGGAGCGCCACGATGAACTGACGCAGCTGCACGAAGACCTGACCAAGCGCGGACACGACGAGTTCGGAGTGAGCCTCGGATCGTCGGCGCAAGTAGTCAAGCGCCTGCTTGCCGATAAGGTGCCGCTGTGGAAACGGACCAAGGAGGGCGCATGGTCGCTCGACAAGTTCGCGCTTGAGGGCATCGAGCACCCGTTGGTGCAGCTGTTGCAGTACCGTTCCAAGGCCGAGAAGATTAACTCGGTATACCTCAAGCGGTTCTTGCAGTACTCGGAGTACGACGGCCGTATCCACCCATCGATCAACCCGCTCGGGTTCAACGAGCAGAAGGCGGGGGCGTTCGGTGTCAAGACCTCGCGCATGTCCATGAGCGAGCCGAATTTGCAGCAGCTCACACGTGTCAACGCTGACGACCCGTTGAGCATGATCGCACGAAATTGCATCGTCGCCTCACCTGGTCACACACTGTTGCTGTTCGACTTCGACCAGATCGAAATGCGCATCATGACACACCTGTCGAAAGATCCGGGACTGTTTGAGGCGTTCGCATCAGACGAAGATTTCTTCGTGACGCTCACGCGGAAGGTGTATCAGGATGACACGATCACGAAGAAGGACCCAAGGCGCAACGTTACGAAGTCGTATGGTTACGCCACGATCTACGGTTCCGGCAATGACACGCTTGCCAGGACCACGAAGCGTCCGCTCGCGGAGATCGAGAAGTTGTCGCAGGACTTCGCTCGCAGCTACCCCGGTGTTCCGGCGTTCCAGTCGGCCGTTCAGCGGGTTGCCTGGCAGCGGCACCGGGATGAGGGCGTGGCGTACGTGACCTCACCGCTCACCGGACGCCGCTCGCTGTGCCGCAACATGAACCTGGCGTATCAGCTGGTCAACCATCAAATCCAGAAAATGGCAGCCGAAATCATGAAGATGAAGCTCAACGAGATCGATGCGGCTGGGCTGGGCGACTACCTGGAACTGGTCGTGCACGACGAAGCGATCCTAGAGGTTCCGGACGACGAGGTTCCCGAGGCTATCGCCACGATGCAAGACGTGATGAACGACGACACCCTGTTGTCTCTCCCGCTCACAGCGGGCGGGGCAACTGCAAAGCGGTGGGCCATGAAATCAGAAATCGAGTAGGAAGTACCAAAATGTCCAACGGATACGTGATTATCGGTATCGACCCCGGTCTTATGACCGGCGTGTTCACCTACGGAAGTCCGAACCTGCATGGGTATCCCGAGAACATCTACCACGCCCAAGTAGCGGCTAAGGACATCCCACGGTATCTGCGTACTATCGTCGTGGAGGCTACGGATCACGTGGGATTCCGGGGCGTGCACGTTGCCGTGGAGCGGTTCATCATCACGCCCAAGACTGCGAAACTCTCACAGCAGACTGATGCTCTTGAGGTGACCGGCATGGCGAAAGCGCTCATGGCGCTGTATGCGGCTACGGACGTTCGCCAGTACGCGAAGGCAAACCTCAAGTTCGCCTCGGACGACATGCTGAAAGCTGTCGGGTGGCACTCGCCGAAGCTGCGACACGCCAACGACGCGGCCCGGCAGGCGTTCGCGCTCCTCAAGGATGTGGACTATCCCCGCTGGTCAGAACTGGTGCGGGATGCTAAGATGGAACCTACGACGGAAGGATGAACGATGAACCACATCTATGCAGAGTTGACACAAGACGACCGGATCGTCCTGTTCACACGCAATTTCAGCGGTGACAAAGAGGACACGCTCTGGAACGACTCGTACCAGATCAAACTGATTCCCGGAAAGAAGTGGGACCGGAAAAACAAGCGCTGGACGCTGCCGAAGTCGTACGCCGCGTGCATCGTGCTGCGTGAGCTGTTTGGTGACCGGATCGTGGTCGAGCGCGATCTTGCTGCTTGGGCGCGTTCGGAGCGTGCGCGCCGTGACCGGATCTTGGCACTCCGTGAGGCTATGTCCCCACCTGAGGACTACCAACCGGTCAACCCGCACGATGAACAGCTGTACCCGTTCCAGATTCCTGGTGCGGACTTCATGGTTCTTGCACGGAATGCACTGCTTGGCGACGAAATGGGCAGCGGCAAGACGCTCCAGACGCTTGCTGCCATCCGGCGTGTCGACATGATCTTGCCCGACTTCGGTGGCGGAGCGTATCCCGCGCTCATCGTGTGCCCCAACTCCCTCAAACGGAACTGGGAACGCGAGATCAAGCGGTGGCTCCCCGAGGCGAATCCGTTTGTGATTCAGGGCAGCGCCGCGAAGCGCCGCGTCCAGATCAACGAGGCCGCCGAGGCGGACAATGCCATCATCATCGTGAACATCGAAGCGATGAAGTTGCACTCCCGTCTGTCCTCCTACGGCTCGACGCGCCTGAAACGCTGCATGGAATGCGAAACGAAGACGCAGCCAGGTACGCCGGATTTGAAAGAGTCCGCCTGCGAGGTGCACGAGAAAGAGCTGAACCGCATCCCGTTCCGGGTGTGCGTGCTTGACGAGGCGCACCGGGTGAAGGACCCGAACGCCTTGCAGACACGCGCCATTTGGAACGTGTTTCACGGACCCACTGTCGAATACCGATGGGCGCTCACGGGAACACCCGTGGCGAACCACCCTGGTGACCTGTGGAGCATCATGCACGCGGTTGACCCGCTCACGTGGCCTGCGAAGTCGGCCTTCATCGACAGGTATGCGCAGCTGGAATACAGTCATTTCGGGCCTATGCAGATTGTAGGTCTGAACCAGGAGCACAAGGAAGAGTTCTTCAAGATTCTTGACCCGCACTTCCGTCGCATGATCAAAGCGGATGTCCTCAAGCAGTTGCCCGACAAGGTGTTCATGCGTCGCGATGTCGAGATGAGCCCCAAGCAGGCTAAGGCGTATAAGGACATCGCCGAGCAGCTGGTAACGGTGCTTGAGGACGGAACGGTGCTCGTCGCCAACGGGAACCTTGCCGGAGCCACCCGGTTGCTGCAATTTGCGTCCGCTTACTGCGAGGTTGACAAGGGGGAGACTCCCGAGGACCCCGCCACGTGGCTTGTGTCGCTTACCGACACGCCGAAATCCTCGAAGATCGATGAACTCATGTCGATCATCGAAGACAACCCGGATAAGCCCCTTGTGATCGCAGCGGAGCACCGGCAGCTCATCGACCTTGCGGCCACCCGCTTGGCCGATGCCGGTATCCCGTTTGCTCGGGTCACCGGTGGCGTGTCAGCGGACGAGCGAGACGCTGCGGTTCAGGCGTTCCAGGATGGCAAGATCGACTACATCCTGTTCACGTACAAGGCGGGCGGCGTCGGTCTCAACTTGACGCGTGCTGACACTATGGTTCGGTTGCAGAGAAGCTGGTCACTAGTCGATAACAATCAGGGTGTCGACCGCATTCACCGGATCGGCTCCGAGGTGCATGACAAGGTCACGATTATTGACCTCGTTGCCGCTGGCACGATTGAAGAAACGCAGCTCGAAAGGCTGTATGAGAAGGCTGAGCGACTTGAGGAGATCGTGCGGGACCGCGCTAAGCTCCTCGCGCTGGGCAAGACCCCCGATGATCTGGACGCGGAAGCGGCCCGGATCGAAGCAACCGGATTGATGGGAGAATAACCATGGGGTGTCCGTGTTCGTGCACGTATACCGTGATGCTTCCGAATGAAACTGAAGAGACGTTTCCTCAGTTTGGTCACGCATTGCGACACGCCAAAGAGCAAGGATTCACACTGGGCGATGACCGGTTGAGATTTCAGAGAAACATTGAAGATTGCGCGTGCCGCTGCTACAACTGCACCAGCAGGGAAGAGGAGACAAGTGCCTAGTCTTAGGTACAACGACCCACGGGCAACGCCCGAGTACATCACCAAAGAGAAGGCGCGCAAGCGTCTCGCCAACCGACGCGAGTGGGTTACCAAGTGGTGGCCACGCATCGCAGCCGAAGTGAAAGAGGAGAAGACCAATGACCAGACGTGACAACGAAGATCAGTACCTAGACTTTCTGCGCTACCAGGAAGTCGGACTTGAGCGCGTGACCAAGCGCAGTGATCGGCAGCCTTCGGCGAAGGATCAGAAGTGGATGTCATCGCGCGACGCCAAGAAGCACCTGCGAGCGCAGGCAAGGGAGGACAAGAAGCGTGGAAAGCGTTAGGAGGTTCAGCCAGAGCGAGTTTAAGACGTTCGCGTGCGCTCGTCGTTGGTGGTTGAGTGACTACCGACGCTTGGCTCCTGCAATCACCAATCCTTCGGGTCCGCTCAAGTCCGGCAGCCGCGTGCACACCGGCCTAGAGGCGTTCTACGGCCCCGAGCCTGAGACCTATCTCGACGTGCTTAAGGCCGCACAGGATGACGACTGGCAGGCGTATCTGGCGAACTGCACCGAGCTGGGTGTGTACCCCGATGTCGAGGTGTCGAAGGCGTTCGATAAGGACTGCGAGCTTGAGCGCGCGATGCTGGAAGGCTACGCGGACTGGGTTGGCGAGTCCGGCGTCGATGCCGGTATCGAGTTCACGGCCATTGAGGAGATCGTGTCGGTTCGCGGCTCGGACTTCGCGCCTGAGATCGTAGAGCGGTTCGGGGAGTTCGAAGTCGTCGGCAAGCTGGACGCTCGCGTGCTCCGGCTCATGGACGGCGCGCGGAAGTTCGTTGACCACAAGACCGCTGCGAGCCTCACCTCCGCACTCGCAACGCTGCACATGAATCCCCAGATGCTCCACTACGGGTGGCTGGAACGCATGACGCAACCGGCTGGCACGTGGAGTGACGGCGCACTGTACAACGTGCTCAAGAAGGTCAAGCGCGGCAAGCAGGCGAAACCGCCGTTCTACGATCGGTTTGAGGTCAACCACAACGATGACCAGATCGCGTCCTACGAGCTGCACATGAAGCGGAAGATCACGAAGATCTTCGAGCTTGAGGCGCTGCTCAAAGACGCCACGGTCGAAGAGCAGGCGCACATCGCCGAGCCGAGCCCTGACGACTCGTGTTCTTGGAAGTGCCAGTTCTTCACACTGTGCCCGATGTTCGATGACGGATCGCGGGCCGAAGACATGGTGCGTGAGGAGTTCCGGGAGCGTGACCCGCTGGCCAGATACGCGGAAGGTGTCAACAATGCGTGACTGCGTGTTCTGCAAGATCATCGAGGGCACTTTGCCAGCGAAAATGGTTGCCAAGTTCCATCTTGCCGTAGCCTTCAAACCGCTTAATCCGGTCACAGAGGGTCACATCTTGGTGGTACCCAAGCGGCATGTCATGGACTTCACGGAGGACCCGAAGACCACTGCGCGAACCATGGCGTACGCGTCGCGCTTGGCGTATTGGAACGGAGGTGACTACAATCTGATAACCAGCAAAGGTGAAGCAGCCACGCAGACCGTGTTCCACCTGCATGTACACCTTGTGCCACGCGTGGCGGGCGACGGGCTGGCCCTTCCGTGGACAGGCCAGACCGCGCATGATCACGAGTCATGATATAATTCAGACCTAGGACAAAGGGAAAGGATGCAATGACACAAGACAGAAATCCGCGCCACAACGCGACGTTCCTCGTGTACGCCGAAACCAAGCGCGGCAAGTCGACGCTTGGGGCGAGCTGCCCCGGTCCGGTGCTCGCGCTCGACGCCGAAGGCAGTTGGAACGCGTTCGAGGGACGTAAGAATCCGAACAACCCTGACCAGCCGTACCGCGTCGTGTGGTGGGACCCGAAGGAAGCACCGCCGAAGGCGGACGGGACCTGGGACATCTGCGTGGTCGACGTGCTTCGATGGGAAACCGTCGAGCAGGTCATCGGTTGGACTATCCAGCCTGACCACCCGTTCCAGTCGATCGTGGTCGACTCGGTGACGCAGCTACAGAAACGCTGCAAGGAAGCACTGCCCGGTTTCCAGTCCGGCAACCAGCAGTACTCCGACTGGGGCCAGCTCTTGACCCGCATGTCAGAGAAGGTGCAGCGGTTCCGCGACATGGTGAAGGACGTGCGCAATCCGTTCCGAGTTGCGGTGTTCACCGCTGAGGGTGACCTCCGCGCTGACGGCAAGTACGTTCCCAACATGGAAGGCGCGCTCCGCAAGGGCATCGCCTATTGGATGAACACCACGGCTTGCCTCACGGTCAAGCAGGTGCCGAACGCTGACGGCATCATCGCCGCAGACAGTCCGCTGGTTCGTTCGCTCATGGTGAAGCCTAACCCGAACTACATCACAGGTTCGCACTTCGAAGACCGGTTCGAATCCAATACCGTTGAAAACCCCAACATCACGCAGATGATGGGCCAAATCTTCCCCGGCTTCGTGCCGGAGTAAGGACTACAAATCATGACTACTGTCCCATGGGATGTCCTGGTCGCGAAGGCCAAGGAAAGCGGCGTTACCGAGGTTGCGCCGGTCGGCAACTACCAGGTGCGTATCGAGGCCGCAGAGGCTGGCGAGTCCAGCCAGAAGAAGACGCCGCAGATCGAGGTGCGTCTCAAGATCACCGAGGGTGAGCACGCGGGCAAGCGGCCCACGACGTTCCACCACCGGATCTACATGACCGAGAACAACGCCAGCCTGTTCATGAAAAGCATGAAGGCCCTGGGCATCTCGGATGAGGCCCTGATGCAGATGCGCCCGACGCTCGACCAGATCGCCCGCGCCATCATCGGCAAGACGGTCACGGTCAAAACGCAGGAGGCCAAGCGCAACGGTGAGGTTCAGATGGACCGTGACGGCAATCCGCAGGTCGAAGTTTCCTGGGAGCTGAAGCCCCCGCGTGACGGTGCTATCGCGGTCACCGAGTTCCCGCCCGTTGGCGGGGGTGCTCCTGCCATGACCGGTGGCAGCGCGATCGACCCCGGTTTCTAGCACACCCAAGGGGCTCCCAACCGGGAGCCCCTTTCACTCTTTGGAGGTAAACTCATGTACGTGGCGACAAACCGACAGAAAAAGAACGCGTTCGAGAAGCGAGCGGAGATGCAGCGGAAGGCAGCGGAACCTGCGCCCAAGTCCGCGCCTCGCGCTACCCCGACGCCCGTGGCGGAGCCGAAGCCTGACCTCGAAGCGATGAAGGCTGCGGCTGCGGAGGCGGCTGCACTGGTTCACGCGGCTGCGCCTGTCGAGAACGCGCCGTATGCGCTGGAGACATTCATTGCGCAGATCGAGCCCGCCAGTGTGGAAGGTTCGCGCGAGGAACCTGCGGAGGAGCCGGAGCCCAAGCGCGGCCGTCCGATGTCCGCAGCGGTCGCGAAGCGGAACGCGACGATCCTCCAGCTTCTCGCCGAGAACCCCGAAGGTCTCTCGAAGCCGCAGCTCGCCGAAGCGCTCAAAGAGAAGGAAGCGAACGTGTACACCTCGCTTCGCAAGCTCCAGAGCGACGGCAAGGTCCGCATGGAGAACGTCGAGGGCACCAAGTACCTGTGGTACCTGGTCTGACCTGCGGAAACGTTCAGGGGTACCCCGGTGTTGACAGCATCGGGGACACCTGATATTGTTCTCTTATCAGCAAGAACGAAGGCCAAAGACAAAGGATGAACGACATGAACGAGCTGAGCATCAAAATGACGGTTGACACCTTCAACAAGCTGGAAGATGTCCTCAGCGATGCTTTCAGCGAGTATGCTGATGCGTCGCAGCGGAACAATGCTCACCCGAACATCGCGGAAACGGCAGAGTTCATCCGCAAGTTCTGTGCTGACCTGAAAGACCAGTACCGGGAACAGCGTCCGTAGTAAGATTGAGTCCGGGCTTCGGTCCGGCACATAGCGGGTTAGAGGAGTTCGGTTGTCCTCGCTGGCCTCATAAGTCAGAGATCGCGTGTTCGAATCACGCACTCGCTACGCAGAGTTGTCCGTCTGACTAGTTGGCCTAACCAGCCGAAACGGGCAGTGTTCACGGGAAGTCATGAGCCGGTGAACTGGTAAAACCCGGGTGGTTCCGGGCGCGTGTAAGTTCTCGGATGAACAGGGAAACAAGCCTTCGGGTGGAGAAGTACCAGGCGGGGTTCGACTCCCCGACACGCACGGTGTGTTAGTCCGTACATCCCGCACAAGTAGGATCGGCCAAGCGCTTGACCAGCGTCACGGACTCAGGTCCGGTTGGGTAGCTCCCGACGCGGATACAAAGGCCCCGAGTGGTTTCGGGGTAGTGCTGCTAGCTCAATCGGTAGAGCAGTCCTGTGACAGGTTCGATCGGGGTTCGAGTCCCCGGCAGCACGCGAGAGTGGTACCGACCTCTAAGTTACGTTGCTGTATCCCCGTTGATCGCGGGAAACGCGGTAACAATGGCTAAGAACTGGACCTCGGGAGCGTTACCTTCCGGGGTGTGGACGACAACCGTAACGGGTTGGGTGTTCACCACAACATGGGTGTGTACGGAAGGTATCCGGTTCGATTCCGGTATCCGCGCGGTGCGGTGTGAGGTTCGATTCCTCTTAACCATGGTGGCGAATAGGGGGATACCCCGCCTGAGGGTTCGAATCCCTCCACACCCTCGAAGGCTGGTTGCGAGCCTTGCACGGGAAACCGATTCAAAGCTAGATCGCAGCGACGGGCACCGGCGGAAGCCTACGCCGTCCGATCGGTAAGGGCAGTTTGAAGGCAGGATATCGGCTAGCGTCCTGTCGAGTACCAAAGCGGGTTCGACTCCCGCCGCTCGTCTAAAGCGGGTCCTCCTTGAGGGCCCGCTTTCTTTCGTGCTATGGTGGGAGTCCCCCAAGATGAAGGACTCATGATGGAAGATTTCACGTCAACACCGTCAGGCGCGCTCATGAGCGCGTGCGCGCTCGGCGCGCTCATGCTCGCGCTCATCCTTTGGCGCACGTCGCAGAATGCACGCGCACGCGCATCGGAGCGCGCACGCGCATGGGCAGACATCAAGCGCCCCGAGTGGGAAGCGCGCGCGCAGCGCAAGGCAGATGCGCGCGCATCAGGCGCGCGCGCAGACGCGCGCTTGCGCGTCACGCTCCTGAGTGCGGTTGCGCTTGTCGCGCTCGCGGCCACGAACTTGAGCGCGCACGCCACGATCGCCGCTATTCAGCGCATCGGCCTCACCTCCGTTGACGCCTCGATCTCGGCCGTGATCGTGTTCGAAGCGTGGCTTGCGATCCTCGGGGCTCTGTCCCTGCGGCACATGACACGAGGTGAAGGCTTCAACCGGTACGAAGCCGGTGTGTGGTCGATGGCGTCGCTCATGGGCGTGATCGCATGGTGGGGTGGAGACAGCCCGATCTTCGCGCTGTGGCCGATCCTGGCCGCTGTCGCGTGGCACGTGGTTATCACCTTCGGCCGTCCGCACAAGCCGTCCGCGCTGGTCACCTGGTGGCGTATGAAGCGCGGCAAGGCTACCTCGCAGGACGCGAGCACGGTCCTTACTGAACGGCTCATTACGCAGATCGTGAACCACGGGTACGCCGCGAACGTCGGGCACAAGTGGATGCGCGCGTTCCACGATCGCGCATACGATCGCGCATGGGCGCGCGCGGACGCGCTCGGCATCCTCACTCCGGAAGTGCGCGCGCGCATTCAGACGCGCATCGCCGCGAAGTACGCAGGTGCGCGCGCGCTCGCGCCCGAGAAAGTCGAGCACATGAACCCTTGGAATGAGCGCGCGTCGATGAGCACGCGCACGCACAACGCGCGCGCACTGCGCCCTGTGAGCGCGCCTCCCGCGCGCGCACTCGAAGCGGGCGCGCATGTTCCCGACGACGCGCGCGCACTCACTGAGAACGCGCACGCATTGGAAGAGGTGCGCGCGCCTAAGGCAGACAAGCGCACGCGCACGAAAGACGACATGATCGCCGCGATCGATGCTGAGGACATCCCCGCAGAGGTCAAGGCGAGCATGCAGGAGTTCGTGGTCACCACGGGCGAGCTCCCCTCGCAGAAATGGATCGCAAGCGCGACGGGGAAGTCCATCGGGCACGCGGGCAAGTGGCTCACGCCGGTGCGCAAGGCCCTCGGGTACTAGCAACACCAGTTGACGTGTTCGGAACATCTCAAGTCTCATGTCCGAGGCTTGAGATGTTCCACCGGCACAACTGTTCCGCAGGTGTGCCGGACCGGCACGCACCGGCACACCGCAATAACGGCGTGACCTGCGGAAACATTGTTTTGGCACACTGGCACGGTGTGCCGAGAGCACCGCTCTCGAAGTGTTTCCGCAGGTCACCGACAACACAGGAACACCCCGCCTGGTGCGCTGTGCCGTGCCGGTGTATAATTAATTCAGGACTCAAGACGAGACGATAGGACGAATTCATGATCGAAACCGCTATTGACCAGACCGCCGGTGGCCTCGCAGCCGCACTCTTCGCGCTGGCCTGGTGGACGAATCGCAAGGGCTCCAGCAAGTACGCAGGCATCACAGCAGTCATTTTCGCCATCGTAGGATCTGGGCTGCTGTACGCCGCCCCGTGGTCGCTATGGATGGCTAACCTCACGGGGTCAGTCCTCGACATGTTCGGGAATGTCCCCGTGCACCCCATCATGACGATCATCTGCGTTGCGCTCATGCTGGGCGTTATCTATGACCTGTGGGATGATCCCACGTACAATGCCGGTGCTGTCTGGGCGCTCATCTTCGCACCGATCATGGCGCGAGGCTCCTCCGGGCACGTGGGCACGTTCCTTGAGCAGTTGTTCGGGGGCGCTTCCATGGCGTTTCTCGACGCCGTGAAGCAGATGTTCGGAGCCTGACATGAACGATGACAACACGCGCGCATTGACGCGCATGGCGCGCGCCTCGTGGGGTTACACCCTGCGGGGCGCGCGCGCGCTCATGGACGATGCCGCGCACTGGGCGCGCGCGGAAGGCATTGAGGCGCACATCCGAGAGCGCGATGCGCGCGAACTGCACGCGCGACACGAACGCGCGATGCGCGCGCACGCGCGCACTCCCAAAAACCGACGCGGGCACACCCCTCCCCCTGCGCGCGCGCACGCGATCACCGACATCGAAGTGAGTGCGCGCGCGTTCGGCACGCGCGCACTCCGGTGCGCGGTCTCGCTCGCGGTTCCCGCGTGCGCGCTTATCGTTCCTCCGTGGATGCTCATCGAAGGCAACCACGGAGTCATGCTCGTCTGGCCTGCCGTGTACGGGTATCTGGCATGGAATGGGTGGATGCACCGCACCGAGGGTGCCGACAGCGACAGCGAAGAGCTGGAACCTGACCACGATGACATCAACGTTGCGCTTCCCGCATCCTCGGTCTTCGTCCCGCAGCGTGAAGCCGGTCTTCCGGCCACCGCTCAGGAATCGGCGATCATCGACCGCATCCGAAATTGGGAGTCCAGCGCGGCTGAGCGCAAGCTCACCGAGGTTATCCCCGGTGCGCCCACGATCGATGAGTCCGGCATCCTCATCCCCGTGACGTTCGCGGGCACGTGGACTCCCGCACGCCTGGATGCGAACGCCGATCAGGTTCGCGCGCTTCTCGCGATCCCCGATGAGGTACGCACCGAGATCAAGCCCGGCGGTACTGCCGATCGATCGCTGATCCGCGTGCGTACGCGCATCCGGGAACTTGATCTGCGATGGACGCCGGAACGTGAAGGCATCGGTCTCAATGCCGATACAGGCGAGGTGGTCGACGTAGACGATGACGACCGTGCACTCGTAGCGGGTATCACGGGTGCAGGGAAGTCGGTAGCGCTGCGTGTACTCATGGCGAAGGCACTCAAGCGTCCGCACACGGCGCTGGTCATTCTCGACGTGAAGACGGACGGGGCCCTGTGGTCGCACGTGGCTCGTGTCGAGCACGAACCTGAAGGTATGCAGAGCGTTGTCGATGACCTGATCACAGAGATGAAAGAGCGTGAGACGATCATGCGCGAGAACAACCTGGACAAGTGGGTTCCCACCGCTGAACGACCGCGCATTGTCGTCGTCGTAGACGAAGGCGCAGAGTTCATGTTGAGCGCTCCCGACGCTGTCGAAGGCACGCGCTCGCTCGCGATGCGTGCTCGATCAACTGCGATCATCCTCAAATGGGCCACGCAGAAACCCACGAAGACCGGACCCGGCAAGGGGCTCGACTCGGCCACCGCGGGAATGCTTGGAACGAAGATCTGCATGGCGGTGGCGTCGCAGATGGAGACCCGTACCGTCCTCGGGGAAGAGGCTACCGGGGAGGGCTGGCACGCGGAAAACCTCCCTAAAGGCGGCTGGGCGCTTATCCAGGTGCAAGGTGAGGACCGGAAACCTGATCCCGTCCGGTTCTGGTTCATGACCAAAGAAGACGTGAAGGCACTTGAGCCCCGATCCCCGTGGCGACGTGCCAAGACCAACGCTCCGGTAGTGGACGCGAAGGATGCCCTTGTGACCGCTCTTGAGCTGTCCGAAGGACTGCAAGGCGTGTCCACTGTCCGGCTCGCTATCGCGCTCGGGATCGCTGACACCGAGGTGCACGTGCGTATGCGCGTGCACGGACTGGCACCAGAGCCGAACGCCTTCGCCATGGGCAACGGTGAGAAGGCGCGAGGATACCGCAGAGATAAGCTTGAGGCTGCGTTCAACAGGAGGAATGATCGATGAAACTCGAATGGTATAAGGACGAGAACGGCTCTAATCGGTACGTGGCCGAAAGCTTTCAGTACCGGTACGTCATGCTGGTGCCCAAGCGCGGCAGGGTGCACATCAGAGTGCAGTATCTCGCGGACGATCCGATCTTGTGCAAGCCCATTGATGAGAGGGCTTGCGTCTCTCGTCAGCGCGCTGAGCGACTGGCGCAGCGGTTCGAAGACAACGGCAGCGCGAGACGACTGCGATGAACGGATACAAGTTCAGAATTGAACTATCGGCGTGGTTCGCCAAGACTGTGCTCGCGGTGTTCTCCGCGTTCGTGCTCTTGCAGCTGCTCATGTACGGAGATTCGGTACGTGCGTACCCAACCGGTATGCGATGGGTAGCGGAGCATGAATCGGTCATCATCGCGGGGTTCATCGCGGCCACAGGGTTCGTGTGGTTCTGCTATTGGAAGGCGTTCCGCATCCTCCGCGCTGACAAGCGCTACGGTAAAGATGTTAGGTGACAACTTGACACAGCACGGTGACAAACTGACAGGGGCCCCTAGCATAAGCAAGGGGCCCCTGGCCGACTGGAGATCGAAGGCTGCGTGTAGCGGCTATGCGGCATCTCCAGACCCATGGGATGCTGACCCCAAAGACGGGATCGTATCCGATACGGCGCGAGCGTTCTGCAAGCAATGCCCTGTCAGGCGTGAATGCCTGCTGGAGGGTTTGCGCAGTGACGAGCTGAACGGAGGTGCCGCCTATTTGGTGTGGGGAGGATTGTCGCCCAAAGAACGGAGGGCACTCATTCGGCTGCGGTACCGGGTTGCGTGCCCGGTCTGCAAAGGGACCCTGGTCATCACCGATCAAGGCGAGGAGTGGCAGGTGTGCGCGAGCTGTGCCGTCACGTGGCGTTGCCGGAAGCGGTAGTGCCTACGGACGGTGAACAGCTATCCAGTTGACCGGGACATCGGTCCAAGAACCGTTGGTCGCCTGCGACTGGTACACGAACATCGTGAAGCCGGTCGTTGTAACGGTAATGGCACGCGACTCCCAGCGGGCAGTAGAACCTACACCGGTGTCGATGTTGGTCACTACCTTCGGAATTGCGGGGAACGTAAACCCGAAGTTCACTACTGCGGTGGCGGCGTTCTGCGTAACAAAGGTGAACGACACAGACCCAGTACGTGTCCAGTTGGTAAGATTCGTGATGTTGGTCTGGTTTATAGCCATCTGCGCTTCAAGTGCAGCGATATCAGTTGCCTGAGCAGAGACAGTGTTTTCCAGGGAGGCGAGTGCCGCGTCGACTTGCACGGCCAGAATCGGCGATGATGTCGTAGGGCCACCAGTTAGCGTAACGCCGGGTAGGGAACTGGGAGATTCATAGTCGAATCCGAAGTTGCTGGTGTTCGGCATGGTATCCCCTAGATGAACGTCGATACGAAGTACGTGTGCGAGATGCGGAGGAAGTCGTTCGTGGAAACGGTAGAGTTCGCGTGCATATCGACAATGGTGACAACGCCGTTCGTACCGATGTCAACAGCACCAGACGTAGCGGTGGTTCGGAACACGCACTGTGCCAGTTGGTCAGGTCTCGCTTCCACAGTGTCGATCGTAAGAATAGCGGTGTCGGCGATACCACCTGAGGCGTTTGCCGCGAAAGCACCGCCTGTACGCTCCAAAGCGATTCTGACGCTGACCATCGGACCCCACTGCCGGTACAGGTTCGTTGTCACAGAATAACCAGCACTTGCGGTAATAGACAGTGCGATCCACCCAGTATCGGAAGCAGATGCTGCCTCCAATACCGCGATGTCGCCTTCCGCAGCGGCCAGTCGTGCATCCACCCCGGCCAGCGCGGTTTCCACCTGCTCAGCCAGGATCGGTGTCAGACCATCGGAGTTGCCGGTGAGCGTGATACCCGGTTTGCTCTGCGGGGTTTCGTACTCGAAACCGTATGTCGGTGTTTGTGGCATTACAGCACTCCCACGTGAATGACAGTTGACTGACGGGTGGCGATACTGACGGGCGTCTCCACATCGAGCGGAATGCTTGCCCTGTCAACGATGTGCACCTCACGGGTACCGTCGTTGTAGACCACTCTGATGACATCGTACGGCCGCACGGCAGGGTTAGGTACCGCAGATAGCCCTACGTCGTAGGGAGCACCTAGCGTCTTTCTGAGCAGGTTGACGGCGGCGTTTTCCGCCTGTGACTGCGTGGTGATGAACGATGACGAGTAGAAGCGCGGGATGCGACCGAACGGCCCCCCGAAGAACGTGGGGCTCGACTCCTGCGCGTTGACGGCCGCAGCGCGGACGGGCTCAAGCTCGTCAGCTCCCTCTCCGGTCACCACAACGGCGTTGTACACGCCGTCACGTGATAGTGACCGGTCTGCGTTCACCATGACACCGCCTGGTCCGGCGTTCACTACCCATATGATGTCATCCTCAGGCGGGATGTCTTTAAAGGTGAGTCGACCTTGATCGTCCCAGTAGAAGATCTTGCCCAAACCGTCAGCCAGCGTCTTGAGCACTTCGAGCCGGGACTCTTCGGCGATGAGGGAACGTCCGATCTCGGACAGGTCGGAGTCGTCATCCCATATGATCACCGCATCCGGGTAGACCTCTAGTACCACTTCGTTGACGATGTCGCCGACCGTGGTTCCGGTGAGCCACTGGCGAGGCTGCATGAAACGGGAATCGATGATCGTTGCCATGCGGTCATCGATGTCAAGGGTCAGCGGGCCGTTGGCCGCATCCGGTTGTGTGGTTTGACTGATGCGGTAGTAGCCAAGGGGAGCCCACTTTACGCCGAGTGCTCCGGTCTCGACGCCACGCGAGAGGAACACCTCGCTTCCGTACGGGGCGAAGTCCAGATCACGTGCGGTAGGCCAGTCCTCGGCGATGCTGACACTGCCACTGGCGCGGATGTCAGCTGAGGCGTCATACTCCACACCGCCGCCGATAACGCGTAGTGCCGTGCCCGAGGGGTCTTCTCCGGTCTGGAACCCTGCTACCAGTGTCGCCCGGAAGCGCGCCGTGTGTGATCCGGCGATGAGTGAGGCGAAGTCCGCTGCGGTGACCATTACGACTGCAATCCGTAACAGTAATCAGTGATAACGCGTGACGCTGTGCCTGAGGTGTTGCGGCACCATAGTTGTACACTCCGCTGATCTCCGGGAACCGTTGTCGTCCCCCACCCTGGTACGTCCCCTGTGACACTACCGGCACCCGTGGCTGATCCGATCACCGTTCCATCCACGCGCAACTGCCATTCCAGCGATCCTGCCGTGATACTGACAGCAACGCCCATGCGAATACGCGGATGCCACAATGTGGTGATACCGTGCATGACTTCTTGGTAGTTCACGTTGGTGAACGACGGCCAGAACGGACCACCGACCACGACGGAGGTGCCGTTAGACGGGTACATGGGGATGTTAAAGTACGGCTGCGCAAGTCCTACGCCGGTTCCCGCATCGTTCTCGAAAATGGCATTGCCGGACGGATCGCGGATGAGGATATTGTTCTCATTGGCGATCTGCAAAGCGCGTGTTTCAGCAGAATCACCGTAATAGAAGATAGTGAGCGGTGTTCCTGTATCGGCATTCCACCCGATATAGACCTGTGCAACGTCAGGATTCTGCTTGGTCATGTACCGGACTTGACCAAGGAAGAACGTCAAGTCAGAAACGAACTCACCGGGCGCTGACAGCTTTCCGAGAATCCACCAGGTACCGACACCTTTCGCGTTCTCCGGTGCCCACCCGAGCATCCCGACAATATCTCCCGGCTTGAGTGCCAAGGCGTTGACGCCTTCGACAATCGGAACGTCGGTGAGTGTGATACCACGCCATTCAATCGTGTTGCGCAGCTCTCCGCCGCGCTCCCATGTCAAGATCTTGCCCTGGCTGAACTGCACGCCGCGTGAAGGCGCAGGCGTCAGCAATGCAGCAAGATCGTTGTTCGTGCGGTCACTCACAGTACTTCCCCAAACGAAGAAATGTCACCTTCTGCAAGCCAGAGGTCTTGCCACGTGGGCCACATAGCCCACACGTCTTCCCACGTGCCGTCAACACCGATCATATCCCAGAGCATCTGCCACGTGATCGTAGTCGGAATGATCCCGGTCAGATCCGATGCAGCCACCCGAGTGAAACCGACAGACCACCCACGGATATTGGTACCGCGAAGAGAGTGCCGCTCAATCGAACCGTCCCACATCACGTACCCGTCAGGGATACCGGAGAAGTCAGTAGGGCAGTCCTCTTCGACATCACCGGGAGGCTGCAAGTACAGGATGCCGCCGTAGGTAAGGAGTGCCCGCACGCCGCGAAGCTCGGCGTTCGTATCCGTCGTGAATGTCAGGGTAAACGAGCTGGAGGAGCCTACGTCGGCAATCGCCAGAATCTCGTGTCGCCCCTTGATGTCGAAGAACCCTGCTCGGGAATCCCGGCTCAGCGCATCCCAGTCGACGCAATCGAGTGGGCGGTTCAGCAGTGGGAACGTCACCGACTTCAGGTAGGTTTCCAGTTGTTCGGGAGTGACGAAAGCTGTCGCCCCCACAGTGGGGGGAATCGTATTGGCGGAGATAGGCCCGAACCACTGCTCATACGCCGCACCAGAGCCTTTGAATCCGCGAGCGTAGACGCCGGTACCAGCGACCAGCGAAACATCAGTAGCGGCCAGCGCCCAGTTGACCGGTTCGGTGTCACCCTCTTCCCATGCTCGTGCCTGCAATGTCGTTCCCTGCAAACGGAATCGTACGTGCCACGGGATACCTGATGTCCATGTACCGATGGGGCCGGAGGTACCGAGTTCCGTGTAGACGTTCGCCACGAACTTCCCGAGCTGCAACTCAACACTGAAATTGTCGGCATCGGTGTTGAACCGGAGCTTTGACTCGTAGGTGTTGTTGAAGTCGGCAGCGCGCAGCCCTATGCCCCATTCCACGGGGGCGTCAAGCACGTTCGCGGGATCAGGGTAAATCGCAGACCAGGTGATATCACCATCAGTGAGGCCAGCGACGGGACCGGCCACCACTTCGGCGATCTGACCGGCAGGAGCTGCACTCGTGATCACGCCTACGCCGTTGTTCACGTACATGTGGAACCCGGCCGAAGAGCTGCCGAGTGCCCATGTCTGCCCTGTGTCGTTGGTACCCCAGTTGGTTCCCGGAACTGGCGAAATGGTGACGATCGATGCGGCTGCCTGCAACGTCCACGTGCGCCCTGCGGAGTCTACGAAGACGACAGTTCCGGCGGGTTGCGCAGAGAAATCGGGGTTGGCGACGATCGCTCCCGCGATGCCGTTGCGGACCTGAGCGTGGAAGATCTGACCCGTGAACCGGTTGTTGCCGCCGTTCCGGGAACCAACCTCTAGAGCGGCGTTGTTCGAGAAGATCGAAGTCACTCCCGCCGCCGTCTGCGGTGTTCCCAACTGCGTCCACGGGCCGTCCAGGTTCAACGCGCCAGGGGAGGTGTAGAACGTGGCCGTTCTGCCGCCAGCGCCGTTGTCAACGTCGAACGCAACCCGGATGGAGATGCGCTCGCCACTGATGATGTCCAAAGGAACGGCCGATACCAGAGAGAAGTTGTTGGCACCAGTCGTTGACCACGTAATGCGAATTCTCCCTGTGGACATCGCGTCAAGACGGTAACCACGGTTGCTCGTGCTGTCCATGTACTTAGCAATAACGGTGACATCAGTTGCGGGTGGCCACTGCGCAGGAGCGATGTCCGCTCGCAGGTCGATGTCGCCTACGATGTCGAGCGCGGCGTTGTCCGGTGTAGAAGCGTAGCTGTTGGTGCCGCCTGTGAGCTGGAGCGTGGTGCCTGAGGGGTATTCACGGTTGAATGAGTCGTAGAAGACCGGTTCGAGAATCCGGTAGTCGTTGCGCACGTTCGGCGTGTACTCGTAGTCATCGACAACGGTGACACTGGTCGTACCCATGGAAATGCCGCCGCGCACATCAACCCATGTGACGCCGCCGTCCGTCGAGCGCTGCAAGATATACTCGACGTTCGGCGTCGGTGCTACGAGCGTGATACGAACACGTCCGAGGTCGGGGAAGTACTCAGCGGTCAATGTAGCCATTATGCGAGCCTTCCGGTCCCTGCGCGCGCCCTGCGGAGTTGGTTGCGGTTCATCTCGTTCTGCTTCTCCACAACGATATCGGTAAGTTCCCGTTCGCCGATCTTCACGGTGAAGTAGTTATCGCCACTCATGCCCGTGGCATTGATCGTGTCGCCATCACCGCGCGTGTCGCGGCTGCTAGCACCGGCTCGGCTCAATGCAGATGCCAGGAGCGCGTCTACGCGAGGATCGCCGAGAGGAAGGATCGCTTCGTTGAATCGGCCTTCACCGACCATGGCCAACGTCGGCCCTGTGGCGAGCGCACCCGATGCGAGGAGTGGAATGTTCGGCGTGTTGATCGTGCCACCGCCAACGGTCCCCAGCCCCGGAATGTCGACGCTGGGAATGGAAAACGACAGGTTGTTCCAGCCACGGATCACAGCGTTGATCGCCGACCGGAATCCCGCCGCCAACGGGGCGAACATGCTGGAAAGCGCACCGCTGATACGACCGGGGATGCCCTTGACGAAGCTGACAAAGGTGTTCCAAGAGTTCTTGGTGTTGTTCAGTGCGGTAGAAACTACCGATTTGACCGTGTTAATCCCGTTCTTGAGCGGCGTGAACACGCGTGAATTGATCACGGACCAGGCCGTCTGGAAAGCCGAACTGAGCGCGCGCCAGGCTGCCACCATGGCGTCGACCTGCGACTGACCCGCCTCTCGGATGAATTCAAAGACGATTGCTAGCCCTTCGCCCGCTTTCTGGAATTGCTCGACTACCCATTGGATGGTTGCCCCGAGTCCTGCTACCAGCAAGTTGATCAAGAGTTCGATGATGGGAATGACGTAGGGAACGATGACGTTTTCCACCAGCCACAGGAGGATGTCCCCGAGGACTTGAATGATCGGACCGAGAACGGCCCCGATCAAATCGGCGACGACACCGAGGAGCTGAAACAGCGGCTCTAGCGCCTCAATGAGCGGCTGCAAGGCGTCAAACACCGCAGTGATGACGGGTGCCAACGCTTCAAGTACGGATGCAACGAGCTGGATAGCGACACCGAGCGCGCCGCCCAAAAATGTTGCAAGTAGCTCGATAACGGGCATAAGGGACGTGATAGCATCAATGAGGATAGGTCCGAGCAATTCAAGCACGCTGGTCAGCGGGGCGATAAGGGGCTGAATCGCAGCTGCGACTACGTTGAGTAGCGGAGCAAGCGCGGTGAGTACTGAACCAACAAGCTCTGACAAAGGACCCAAAAGGGGAGATACTACACTGAGGATGTTACCCAGCCCACGGAAAAGCGGCGGGATCGCGGGCGCAATGCCCGCCAGCACATCGCCCAGCGCAGCGCCGACCTGGTTCAACGCTTCGAAAATGGAGATCAGTGCCGATTGCCCCTGAGCGGACGCCAAGAAGTCATCGAAGACCTGCAACGCCTGCCCGAACACCCCGAGGATGTTGCCGCCCGTGGCCTGTGCGGCCGATCCGATCGACGCGATGATACCTACGATCGGGGAGAGGATGTCGCCGATCGCCTGGAACACGTCCAGTGCATCGCGGACCCATGCGACTGCCTGACCTGATGCCGCAGCCTGATTCAGAAACTCGGCGAATTGCGCCACTACGCCAGCGATACCGGCTCCCGCGCTTTCCCCGAACGCTTCATTGAGTGCGGTACCGACGTTCAGCAGCGCGCCGAACAACGCAGTCAACGGCTCCTGTACGCGCGCGAGAATCGTCGCCATGATCTCGAAGCTCTGGTTCACGAACTCGATGCCCTGCGCGGAGGTAGCGACACCCGCAAGCCCTGTGATGAGTCCGTTCGCCTCTGCGGCAACTGCGGTCATCCCTGCGGTAACCGGACCGAGCAGCGTTTCCGCTAGAGAGTTCAGAACGTCATCGAAGTCCTGGAAGAATGCGTCCTGCACGGAGTTGCGCAGCTCTTCCAGCGCGGGCATCATGTCCCGGATGGCCTGCGCGGCATCCTGAACGGCGGGAGCCATGCCTTCTACGGCATCTTGGAACTCTTCGGCGCTACCCGTGGCAGCCGCTTCGAACGCCTCACCGACACCGAGCGTGGCGACATTGAGTGTCGACATGCCAGCAGCGAGGACACCGATACTGGAAGGGAGCGCGGCAACGATGCCCACCGCAGGCGCAAGCGCGGCGGCGAACTGCACGGCAGCCGCCGCACCTGAGGCGAGTGCAAGACTCAGCGCCGCGAAGGCGGGGACGGGGAGTTTGATGTCGGCAATGGACGATAGCGTGTCACCTAGACCTGAGGCGAACCCATCACCGAAATCAGCCCCCGTCTGCTCGCCGATGCGGCCACTACCACGGGAGATCGACCTTTCGGCTCGCTCCACGCCTTGCGTGAGTGAACGCTCAACGGTGCGGCTGGCAGTCCGCGCGGCACGTTGGAGCTGCCGAGTATCAAGCTCGGCAGTGATCTCAACAAACGCCTCATCTAGCGGACCTGCCATTACCGCACCTCAACCCCCGTTAACGCGTGCTCACAGTGTACCGCCTATTACCATCGTTTCCTGCCGCTCACACCCGGAGCGGTCAACGTAGCCATGGCCGCTTTCGAGTTGAAGGTATTCGTCTTGTCGTCGCCATACCATGCGGGTTTCGGCGCGCGCCTGCGTTCCGGCTTGGCGTTCTTCGGCTCCGCAAGCGCCTTGGCAATGACCGGCTTGGCTTTCTGCATTTCCCACTCCGCTACCTTCTCGGCGATCGCCGCATCGAACTTGTCTTTGTCCTCGGTTGAGGCGTTGCGGGTGGCGAAGTAGTACACGAGGTTGAGCCACCGATCCCAAGGCAGTTCCAGGTGCTCGACGTTACGTGAAGCGCACCAACCGTCAAAGTACGGCCACACCTGCTCCGACGTGACCCAAACCTCTAGGGAGATTGCAGCGATGTAATGTCTTTTCCCAGTGCTTCACCGATCACCCATGTGAGGATTTCGTAGAAGGTACCGATGTCGATCGCACCATACTCGCCATCGAATCGACGCTTGAAGCGGTCAAGGGATTCGGGCTCGAAGATTTCGGCAAGCAGCTTGAAAATCGGCTCGGTTGCATCGTTGTCAGCGGCATCAGCGACAGCGAGCGTCTGCATCTCAGCTGCTTTCCGGTAGACCGCAAGCGGTGCCGAGTTGACGGGTTCAAGCCCATCCGGGGCAACAAGTGCCTTGATTTCCGCTGCAAGACGGGAGAACTCGGCGATACGCGGGTCTGCCTGCGCCTCTGCCGGTGCCTTGGCGGCTGCCTGCATTTCCCCCGCGAGACGTGAAAGCTCGGTCATCCGTCCAGCTGGAACACTCGCTTTGAGGTTGAACACCTCATTGTCGATGTCGAACTCGATGGGTTCTTTCTGGGTAGTAAAGCTCTTACGGGTCATGATGTCACCTGTCTAAGAGAACTGGTTGAAGCCTTCCCGAAGTCCGTCAACGAGGAACGGGTTCGCTTCCATGTACCGAGTGCCTTGGTGCACGAAGTTGGCGTACTCGACATCGGTACCGATCCGCTCAACAATAGCACCGTTGCGGATGTACTCCCGAATCTGAATAGAGTTGACCAGCAAGCCGGTGTCGATGCGCCTCGGGTTCGCGTTGAGCCTGCGCTTCGCGGCTGCCTGTGTGGCAAGCGCACGTGCGCGGAGGTTCATGACCACGCCGGAAGAGGGGGAAGTCATGAGTACACGGATATTGCCATAGTTCGTGGAGTTACGGACTTTCGACGTTGCCACTGATCCCCCTAACTGATGTCGCAGGGGTAGCCACCGTTGGGGACACCGATCTGCACGGTTACCGCTGAGCCTTGGCAACCGCCCATGGGTCCCACCATGATCTGCGGTCCGATCGTGTACCGGTCGAACAGCTTCACGCCGTTGGTGCGCGTGGAACCAGCGCACAGGCAGCACATGAGCCCGGCACGAACCGCCCACGCGTCTTCGATTGCCACACGTGCAGCGGCGTCGACCTCGGAGCACGGCGGGGGGTTGCCCAGGTCATCGCCTGTTGGCGAGCACCGGAGCATCGACACCGTGTACTGAAACACGAACAGCGGTGCGCCGCATTTGCGAGTGCCAGAGTTCTCAGTAGCATCCCAGGGGTTTGGGAACGTGCCTGACTCGTAAGGTCGGTCAAGCGAGACGACGAGCTGGCCGCACTCGCAGTCATCCCAAGCAATTTCACCTGTCGTAATGCACACCCGGCTCGGGAGCCCTGTAGTAGTACCTTCCAGGTACGGCAGGATGCAGTCGCGCAGGTGCTCGGCAAGCTCGTAACCTGCGAACGGGTTCGCGTTCGTGAATACCATCAGGCAGTGCCCACCCTCCGGTGCTTCGGTCCGTCGATGTCGAAGATGTTAGCCAGTCCGGTACCGGAGGGGTTGAACGTCTTGATAAACAGGTCAGGCCAGTACATGCCCGTCATGCCGCCTTTAAACGCCGTCTCCGAAGCGAAGAACACCTTCTTGACACCCTGGCGGGTCACCTCCTGTACGGTGCCCGAGGGCAGCACGCATCCTGAGGCGTTGATACAGCGCTTGGCGATTTCCACCGCGAGCTGACCCGCCGCGAGCTTGCCCAGCTCGGGAACGTCCTGTCCGTAGTTCGCAGTAACGGACCACGTACCAACTTCTGTGTCATCAAGGTTCATATCGTTGCATCGCGGCCACTCTTCGCCATCGATGCGCACCAACAGGTTGTAGTTGTCCACGCGATAAGCCGTGGGAGGCAGCACCACGCCGTCAACCTTGACCTCGGTAATCGCAGCCACCGGGTACGGAAGGCGAACCTCCGAAATGTGCGAACACGAGCAGTCGGAGAAACACGACCCGCACGCGATGTTGATCCACGCGCCCCCGATCAACGCGGGCTGCGGGAACGGCCACGATGAGCCCGTGAAGTCGTACCAGCCCCCGACCTGCGGAATCCACGGCCCTGCGGGCAGGCAGTCTTTCCGGCACGGCCGGAGCGACACGGAGCACAGACCGAACTGTCGCTTCGTGCGATTCCATAGAATCTCGGTGGCGATCATGGCGGCACTGGCCTCCAGCTCCAGTGTCACCTCATCAGGGAAGTTCGCGCACGACAAGTCCCATGCCTGGCACGGCCCGAAGGATGCACCTACTGCCACTGCTGCCGATTCGATAGGGTTGATAACTGGCATGAGACCCCCTTACGGTGTCGCGAACTTACCGGCATGGACAATGATCGCCTGAGTGGGGTCGGACAAGTTTGTTGCGGTCCGAGTGGCGGCGATGTAGCAGCGGAGTGCTGCGGCACGTGTCAACGGATTCGGGATGAACGTTCCTGCACCGATTGCGTTCACCGCGTTCGAAAGGCTCGAATACGTCGACTGTCCGTACTGTATGACGACTTGGTTATCAGAATCATTGTTCGCGAATACCCACACTCGATGAATCGTTGAGGTATTCGCGCCGCCGCCGATCGGCGTGACGACGCCGCCGACGTCGTAGTTCGCAACGTCGATAGTGTCGCGAAGCGCCCCGAACGGCACTGTTACATCTCGTGTGCAGTACCGGAAGTTCGCCGGAGCCTGCGCAATGGTCGTCGAAACGTGCGGGTCATTCGTCTGCACAGGGCCAACGAAGTGGTTGAATGCTTGCGAAAACATTTCGCCCGCAGCGTGATTGATACGGAGATTAGCCCCGTTCGGCGTCATTTCGTTTCCGGAGATACTGAAAGCTCCGAGCGACGTCAAGAGGTCGGTAAGCTGGTTCGCCGGTTGCTGCATGATGACAGGTAGTGACTGATCAACAACGATCGTGCCTCCGACCTGTGCAGTGACTCCGATGAAGATGTGCGTACGGCGCTGCGTGTTTGACGGCGGTGTAGCCTGCTGCGTGATCACCTGGTTCACGTCCATCAGCCACGCCGTTGCGGTGCGCGCGAGCGCTCCGGCGTCCATTTCAATGGTTCCACCTGGATATGTCACACGAGTAATGGAGGGCGTGAACGGATCGGTAGTGAAGTCAGTGACGTACGCCGTAAACGGAGCAATATCAACGGCGGAAGGGCTCACGACATTCGTGCTCATTGATCCACCTGCGACGATGCCGGTCGACAGCGTGGCCGCTGCCAGTTCCTGCGGGTCAACTCGTGGTGATCCGACGCTGATGAGGAAGCTTTCCGAATCGGCGTGCATCCAATATTCGCCCTCTTCGGCGAAGAACGACACCGTTCCCGTTCCGCTCGTAGTCAACGGATTGCCCATCGGTATAGTACCTGCGGCGTTGGCAAACAACGGGGCCAGGATGTTGGAACTTAGGGGGAAGATGCGCACAGCGACGCCCGTTGCCAGCGTGCCATCCGGGTACCAGAACTTGTCCGTATACTGTGCTATCGCCATCGTCAACCCCCGTGGTGATCAGTGTACCGCCTGCGAAGCGTTACGACGGACGCTTAGTAGGCACGTCTGGTGTTCCACCTTGCCGTGGTACTCGCAGCATCGTGGATGGACGCTGTCGGTTGCTCGCCACTCGTACAGAACGAACACCCGAGACCTCCTCAGAAGGTTGCGGGTTCAGCGCATTTGCGATCGGACGCTTCGGGAACCTGCGCCCTACAACGGTCTTAGGGGAGAGGTCGACATAGGTGCTGTCCCATTTCACACTCAGCGCCGAAACCTCCTCACCGAGGAACTGGTGTGCCTTGCGGCCCCGCCCGTGACCCACCAGGCTGTCATCATCCCGATGGTCGACCAACGAAGGCCACGTACAGTACGTGGGCAGTCGCAGCATGTCGATGGCATAACGCCCGATACGGCGGTCATAGTTCGGATAGGTCTGCTTGTCGCACCATGGCAGCATCTTGGCAATGATGTCCGTAGGAGCCATGATCGCAACACCCCAGTTGAGGGATGGCATACGAATCCATGAGGCGTTAGCGGCGCGAGCGGCGTGCACCGCGCGCTCCACACGGCTGGCCACCGGTCGACGTGTTCCGGTGTAGGGAGAGACAAGGCAGCGCTCTGGGAGGAACATAGCGGCCTTCTCAAGCCCCGCAATAAGGTCACGCGTGACCAGTGCGTCGTCTTGCACGACCATGCCCCAGTCGGCCGTCTGGTCGATCGCTTCCCATGCGCGGCGTCCGGTGTCCCATCGGTCGTTGCGGCGATCCCAGATCACATCGTCGTCTGTGAGCCCGAGTCGTTCAACGAGTTCGGGAATGCGGTGCGCACGCTTCTTGTGCGCCATGATCTTGACAGACAGTCTCACAACCCCGCCTTTCCGTAAACGAAGAACGACGCCAAGCCCTCGTGAAGCGGCGGCTCCTCGGCCTTGAGTTCCCAGTCAAGGAACCGCTCGGCGATGTCCGGTGTGAACTCACGTCGAAACACGTGACGGGCCGTCCGCCCGTCCGGCGTGTTCGTGGCGTAGATGACCACATGCCGAGTCGCGCTGTTGAACAGACGATCAAGGTACTCGAAGTAGTCGCGGTCATCTGGGAGATGGAACAGGACATCCATGCTCATGGACATCCGGTAAGCGTCTTCGTAGTTATGCGCCGCGTTCGGTCCGACAAACCTGTGTCGAGGAAACCTCGCGGTCATCCGCTCCACGATCGTCTGCGAGACATCAACGCCTGTATAGCTGGTGCCCTTCGGGAACTTGATCAGCTCCAGAACTTGACCGTCACCGCAACCCCAGTCGACCACGGTTTGCACCCCGTGGTCTGCAATGAATTTGGAGATGTAAGCCGCTTTGTAGGCACCCTCAGTGCCCTCGGAGCCCGCTCCCGAGCTGCGCCCGTCGCGGTAGCGCCGATCCCAGTATCCAGCTGGGGTGTACGCAGGGGCGCTCATTTCTCGACCCCCGGAACCCGCGCGCCGATGACCGCACCAGGCTTGCCGACAGCCAACCTGCCGTTAGCCATCGGAACAGGGTCTGCGAACTCACCGGACTTTCGGAGGATGGTCACCGCCTCAGTGACGCCGATGTTCTTGGTGACGCCGTAGTCATCGAAGATGATGACCGCATCGTCTGTGAGGTGCCTGCGCCACGCGCGGAAGTCCGCGAGTGCCGCCTCTTGGTGATGGTCCCCATCGATGTAGAGCAGTGCCACGGGCTCGCCCGTGTACCCCTCAGCCGCGAGGGCGGTAAGGGATCGGATCGGGGTGACGATCTCTTCGACATCAGATTTCGAGATCTGCGACAGGAAGTCAGCGAAGAGCGGGCTCGGCAGCTCGCTTAGTACAGCCTTGCGCCAGGCCGAAACCTCTTCGCTCCACGCATCGATAGCGTACACACGCGCGCGGTTGCTCTCTTTGGAGCCCGTGGCGAGATAGCAGGTCGATTTGCCTCGGTACGATCCGAGTTCGACAATCGCTTGATCGTGGGGAACCGCAGTCGCGTAATCGTACAGCAACTCACCGACATCACGACCGATCAATCCGTCAAGTTCGGCTAGTTCATCGAGTGTGAGCACGTCGGCCCTTTCGTCGTTCCATAACTTCGGCAGTGTGATTCCACTCGTGGACTGCAACCACTTCCGGCCCGAACTGCGTAGGCACCTTCCCGTTACGCACCTCCGAATAGAGGTAGGGGAAGAACCGTTCACTACGTGCAGTATACCCCCCGCGACGCTTCCAAATGGGCGTCAGGAATTTGGGCCCAGTGAGCACATTCGGACGGTGCCCTAGGTGACGCTTGACGTTTCCGGGGATGGCTCCGACGATCTCACGCATTATCAGATGGCCGGGAATCGAGCCCAGATAGGTGTTGCCCACCCAGTTACGGTCTTCCATCGCCGCGAACACGTCGTGCCCCGTCAGCTCGTCATCGATGCGCTTGAGCGGACGCGTGTCAACGTCAGCGTAGAAACCGCCCATGTCGTAGAGCAGTTCATACCTCGCGAGGTCGGCTCGGAACTGGTACACAGCGTCACCGGGAACCAGATCATGCGCATTGTCGAACAGATCTTGGTTCCGAAGATGTGGCAGATTGCTTTCCGTCCATAGGTTCATCTTCCAATCCGGGTGCATCGCGGCCCATGCGATGACGTTCTGCCGGAGATGGTCAGGCATCGGTTTACCGAACCATATGAAATGGAAATTCTTCGGAATCGTCTGGTCTTGCATCGTCATCCTTTCAACACGGGAATGGGGGAGTGCAACCCGGTGACTAGGTAGGCACTCCCCCGGCACGATGGGCTACATCTGCCCACCGATCCTATCAGCTAAAGATCTCCACAGCGCCGCAAGCGGGCTCGGGAGGCTGCACCGTGGTGATAGCGAAAGCAAAGTGCTTTCCCGGTTCCCACGTGCTGACAGGTGAATCAGAAAGCCACGGATCGCCGATGTCCCACAGCGGCGACGCGGGCTTGCTCATGCTCGCGAAACCGAAAGTGAACACGTCGTTGGTGAACGTCAGCTCCTGCACACGAGCGTTGTACTCGTGCGGGAACGCCCAGTAGATCCATCGCTGGTTGCCTTCGGCGTCGCAGGCGTCTTCACCAGCTACTGGCTGCCAGATCTCTTTGGAGAACCGGGCGTTCAGCAGACCGGTACCGAACTGAACACCGACAAAGTCCGCCTGCGCGTTCGACACGATCGGATCTTCGCCGAAGACCAGCGCGATGAGGTCAACGTCGAGCGTGCACAGGTTCGTGACCTCATCAATCCAGTTCAGGAACGACGGCCCCTGCTCGTTCACGCACGGTTCCCCGTTCGCCTTGAGCTGGAGAAGACGGGTACCGTCTTCGTAGTTGGGCGTGACGGTGATTTCCGTCCACGCGTCCGTGGTGACCTGAGCAGACCCGTCGCCAGTAACGGGAACACCGCACTGGTCAAGCAGGGTGAACCGTACGATCTCACCACGGATCGGATTTGCACAAACCGACATTTAGGATGTCACATCCTCTCCGTTAAGAATCGGAATCGCCAAAAGGCAGCAATCCCACCCGACGACGTAGGTGCGCTCAGCAATCATGCCAAGCGTATTCACATCGCGGTCAAGTGATTCAACCGGTGTGAACGTGTGTGGTACAGGCTCCCGCTGGAAGAACACGGAACCCGTGGCGTATACCCATGTGACCCCAGGCGTATCTACGCCCGCAGGGGATGTTCCCGGATAATCACCGAGCACGACTCGCGAACCGACCGAGGACGTAAACGTCAACGGTCCACGTTGCGTGAGTAGATACGCTTCCGACATCAATGCGCCGAGCCTGACAGGCACGTGAAGTGTCGCCACGCCGGGGTAGCACTCCCGCATAGCGTCTTCCAACATCCCGATGCCAACCGCAATAGTCTGCGGAATCGCAGTGACCACCGTGGCGGGCATCTGTAGCAAGTCATCCCCGTCGACAACGGCAGCGCCGTCAGCAGCAAGATGCGGCCAAATGCTCGTGTCACCACTGCCTTCGACAGCCTCACCGGTCCAGAAAATGCGCTCAAGTTCGCGAGCTTCCGAACGCAGCAACGCTTGCCGGTTCTGTTCAGACAACTGCCCCCAAGTACTAACAGGAGCGCAGTCGACACGGCTGTATACCGTGACAGGCGTAGCGCCTCGTGTCTCCCAGTTCCAGGTTTCACCCTTAGGAGCGGGAAGAGGCGTGCCATCTGGTCGTGTGCAATCCCCGTACGTACCCTCAGCGTCTGGACACATCGGCTGCCATTGCAGACCCATCCGCCAATGCGGGTCGGTAATCTGCAATTCCGTGGCAGTCGTCAGCAACCCGTACGCGGGGGGAGTGAACGGCAGTGCGTCACTTGCGATCTGGTATCTTCCGCGACTCATCGCCGCTCACCTCCTCTCGTTTTCTCGGGGTTGGCTAGGAACCGGCACACACGATGGAGCGAGCGCCGATCTCGCCGGAACCGCAGATGTCGACGGTAACGACACGCGACTCGTGACCGGGCTTGAGCAGCGCGTAGCAGTCCTCAGCCCAAGCGGCGGTGTGGTCGTTGGTGCTGTTCAGCACGGAGTCACGAACAACGCCCAGGTCAAGCGACATGGAGTTGCCACGGATGAACGTGCCCGGAGCATAGATCATGTAGTCCATCGTGAGCGGCCAGTCGGTGGCCGGGGTAGCGCCACCCGGGTCGGTACCCGAACGCACCTGCCAGTCACCCACGAACTGCACGCGAACACCTCGGATGTTGAACCAGTCGGCAATCATGCCGTCCGTGACGCCGAACACGTCGATGCCGTCGCGGTTCGCGAGGTCCGCACGAATGACCGCCTGAGCCCAACGGGGCATGACGACTTCGAGAATCGCGTCGAAGCACATCGAGTACTTCTCGCGGTAGTCGACAGCCGACAGCTCGATGGAGCTGAGCAGCGCCGAAGTGGTCGCACCGAGCAGACCGGTGTGATCGACCGCGATGGATGCGGAGATCGCGTCGCCGGACCCGCCGCCGTTGAGCATCAGGTCAATGATGCGGGCGTTGGTCGCCTTCGCACGGATCGCCATGACCAGCCGCAGCCAGTTCGCGATGAGTTCCGGGTACGCGTAGTCGACCAGGTTACCGGCAGTGACGCAGAAACCGTCACAGTCGGCGCGACGGTCGATGAACGTCGGGCACTCGACGCGCACACACGGTTTGAAGACAGACGAGCTGTCAACCGCTTCGATGTCGTCTGCCTCGGTCCAGGTCCAGACGATGCCCGGATCGGAAGCGAGGTCGCCGAAGCTCGGCGAAGTCGGGTACTGGACGCCGCCCCGGTTGAGGCCAACCGTAGGCAGGTCGATCATGCCGTCTTCGCAGACGACGTTGAAGAAGTCGTAGGAGATCTCCGAAGGCGCGCACCAGCCACCAGCGGCCACGAGGACATCCTCATCAGCCGCAGCCTTGAGGACTTCGTTCATGTCCTCAGGAGTAGAGTTCTTCGAGAGCGTGAACGTGAACTCACGCTCAAGGCTCGCAACCGGGACCGCTTCGGGATTGCCAGTGCGGCCGATCGGGAGCATCTTCGCACGGCGGTGCATCGCTTCACCGAGCTGTGTCACGTTCTCCAGTCGGCCACCCTGGGCGAAACCGGGGATGTCGGCAGACGCCACGATCACCGCTTCGGAACGCGCCTCGTGCACCTTGGCGTCAGGCGCGTACTGCTGAATGGTGCCGAGTCGGACACGCTGGTTCAGATCCGTCGCAGGCTTGAGGTAGTCGCCCGCGAACGCCTTCATGGTCTCGCCGATGGCGGTAGTGATCGAAGCGGTGAGCACCTTTTCATCGATGCCCGCAGAGACCAGCTCGCGCTCTTCGGTGAACGAAACCTCGGGAGCGTCGCCCCCGGCTTCGTCGCCGCCTTCATCGTCTTCGATGGCTTCGACCTTCACGGGGTTGATCGCGGCACGAAGTGCGGCGGCCCGATCGGCGTTCGCCTTACGCGTGGACTCGACCTCTTCGGCCGTGGCGTTCACCGCGAGGATCTGCGTCTTGAGCACTTCCAGCTTCGCGAAGCCGTCAGCGTCGATGTCCGCTTTGCCGTCCTGGTGGATGGCGTCGAACGCTTCGATCAGTTCATCACGCATCGTGGACAGTTCGGCTACGGACTTCCCCGCCAATGCGGCGGTAAGCTCGTCGCCCCCGTCCGGCAGGGTCTGCCCCGCCTCTTTGTCCTTTGACATCGCGTTCCCTCTGTGTATTGAAGTGAATACCCGGATTCTACACACGATTCATAGGCGAAATTGAGAAATCACCTTAGAATCGTGTGCTATTAGCCTTCCGGCGTCGTGCTCTTGAGCTTCGACCCGTTGGAGGAACCGGCCGAAGTCTTCACCGTCACGTTTCGCGACTTGGCGATACGCGCCTGCTCCTCGGTAGAGAACACCGACACGCCGCCTTTCTTCTTGCCGCAGTTGCAGCCCATTACTCATCACCTCTCAGCGTTTTGCGCAGGCTCAAGGCGAACTCGCGCATTCTCGACTCGGGGTCACGGCCCACCTGAGCAGCGATCCTTTCGACCGCAGCTCTCATCCCCACGGGCTCCGTCACGCCCGCGTGGGTGCCGAAGCGGATCGGCGTCACCGTGCGCGCAAGCTCGCCTCCCTTAATCGTGAACGATCGGCTACGCGTCGGGAAACCCGGCACCGGAACCAGCAGCGCAGCGGCAAGCTCGCGCTTACCCGGCTTCTCGCGGTGCGGACCCCAGTCGCCGGAAAGTTGGCAGGCCATCATGCGCGCAACCTGGCTGGCATCGACGCCGGGGATCAATGCACCGGAAATCCATACGCCTCGCGCGTTCTCCCCGACCCGAGCGGTAGCGACCACCGAACACGCGTTGTCGTAGTGCTCCCGTCGAGCCGAACCCTTCGGGCCCACAGGTGCATGACCGCAGTCCATCGTGATAGGACCTGTAGCGATCTTGGCGTATCCGCCGTTCCCGTCGTCAACCATCGTGGCGCGGTTCATCCAAATGCCGTAGTCGACGTTGCCCGTGGGCACCGTGACCCGCTTGTCGCGGTAGCCACGGTGCGCAACCTGCTTGGGCGCGAGGTATCCGAAGAACCTACCCTCATCCGTGACCGTGATGGCTCCGATCTCTGGAACCTCGGTCGGCTCTTCGAACCAGTCAGCCGGGGGGAGGTCGGGAATCGTGATCGTGTACGCCGAAGCTGTAAGTGCATCTTCCGCAACAGGAATCGTGCCGTCACCTTCGGGAACGTCGGTGCCATCGTCAAGATAGACGCGCGCCTCAACGAAAGCGGGAATGCTCACCAGGTCTGCGGAGCGAATGCGCCCGGAGTGGTAGATGACCTTCTCAGCGGTCATGCAACGTGCCACTTCCGAACCGGAAGCGCCTTCGGGCAGCTCCTCGCAACCCTCGGGCATGACCACTTCGACATCACCTTGGTTACCGCTGTCGTCAATGATGGAGATACCGGCGAGGAAACCGGGATCCATCCGCGTGCCCATCTGCCGCGCAGCCTCACGACCCCAAGGGGAATCAAGATCGAGAACGCCGCGAGCATGAATCTCGTTACCGATACGCTCAATGTGGTCGACACGGCCAACATCTACGGTGTTGCCATTGTCAACGCCGCCGTGTGCGCGCTCGTACTTCCACCCGAGCGGAATCTCAAGGGATTCGGTTGCACCGAGTTCAGGCCATGTCAGCGCACCAGGGGCGTATTCCTGACCGTCATAGGCGGGTGCACCCTCAACGACGATCACACCGGACCACGGGGCAACGTTCCGCGCGATCGGAGCGGCGCTCGAAGACTCGGACGCGTACAACGCGGCCATCTGCTCTAGCGCAGCCTCGCGCGTATCGTGACAGCCTTCGACTTCACCGTCTTCGATTTTGACGACCGCGAACTCACCGGATTCACAACCGGAGTTGCCCGTCTGAATCTCCCAAGGCATGGGTTGCTCCTCTGCGTAGGCTGCGGCATTCAGTGTGAGTACCGCGCCGTTGTCGTTCAGGTTCAGGTCTGCGGGGTTGAACACCGCAAAGGTCGCGCACCGACAATTGATGACTTCCGCTGCTGGCCCTGTGGGGTCACCGGGGAATTGCAGCGGGAATCCGCCCACCGTGAACGGTTCCGTGAACGGGACCGTCTGCTTGTCCGCCTCATGATGGGTGGGACGCGTCCGTGGGTCCTCCGTAGCCTGCCACTCCTTGCGCATGACACCGGAAGGGATGCCGTAAGCCGACTCGAAGCGCTGCATGGTGCCCATGGCCACCGTGTTGCGAGCGCCGTGCACCTCGGTACGGGCGATCATCCGCGCACGACCCTCGGTCACACCGACAGCGTCACGCACACGAGCCGCGAGCTTCGGAATCGACTCACCGAGTTCGGTGCCTTCGACCAGCGCGGCACGGGCATTGAACCACAGCGCATCGCCGATGCCTACCAGCCGATTCCGCGCCTGCCGTAGGTACAGCTCGGTGTCGATTGCTTGATCGACCAACAGCGTCAACGGGTTGTCCAGCGCTTGGGCGAGGTGCGCGACCGTGGAAACGCTTGCGTTGAGCATGTTCAGCTCAAGCGCAGGGGACAGCTCCTCAGCCACGTATGCAGCCCAGATCGTCACGATGGCGTCCATCGCGGTCTGGTCAGCCTCACGCAGTGCGCGTTCGATGTCCTCGGTGTTCATCACTTCGATCATCGCAGCGGTAAGACCGGCCATGACCAGTGCTTCGAACTCCTCGGAACTGAGTTCGAGTTCTTCCAAAGTTTGCAGCGGGACGGTAGCCATCAGACCTCACCCGGATTCCGAGCCTGCGTGTTCGCGGGGTCTTCGGCTCCCGCGTCACCTTCTGTCGATTCGGTGCCCATTTCCGGCAATGCCTGCGGAGGGTTGGCTACCGCAGCAACGCCTGCGCTTCGCAGCTCAAGCTTCTTGGTCATGTCGTCAAGCTGTTCAGGTGTGGGCGCGTCCGACTCGGAGAACCCGGATTCACGCCTGAGTGCCGCTCCGTTAATCTCCATGCGGTCATACGCCAGGATCGCGTCATCGGACTTGTCGGGGCGCTGCACGATCTCTGACGGGTCGTACCACATGACGATCCGGCCGCCGTTGGGACCCGTCAGGAGGTCTTCCCCGAGCCGTTCCCCTTCGGCGCGCAGCACCGGGGTGAGGTACCCCTTCGTGAGCGCGTGGCAGATCATCTCGGCGTCAGGAGCGATGTGGAGTTTGATGCCGGACTCTTCGACCTGCGCCGCTCCCCAGTGGTTCATGCCGGACACACCGAGGAGGAGGTCACTTGGGAGATCAAGCGCGGTGGCGAGACGCCGGATCGCACTTTCGCGCTGAGGGATGAGCTTGTCATCGATCGGGTTCGACAGATCCAACGCCATCATGACATCAGCGAGCTTGGTTTCGGTGTTGTCTCCAAGGTCGACGCCGACTGGCAGTTTCAGCGCGGCTTCGGCACTCATGGCGTCTTTGATACCACGGGAGGCGACTTCGACCAGCACTTGTGCGAACGGGTCTTGCCCTTCAACACCTGCGGGATTCGGCGTCTGCGGAAACGACAGCTTTCCACGGTCGTAGAGAAGGATGCCGTTCGACGCAAGGCGTGAGACGGTTTCCGCCACGATGCGCTTATTGATGAGGTCAAGTTCGCTCATCGACCCAAGCGCGTGCGCCGCAACCGAGCACGCACGGTATGAGTACCGCTCGTCAGGCCGCCAGAATCGGACGACCATCGTGTCAGCGCCGAGGTTGATCCATGCGCGCTGCGACTCGCCTACGCGGAGCTGGTACACACCCTCGCGCACGCGAAGCTCGTCTGCGGAGTAGACCGCCCAGATCTCTTCGCCATCTTCGTCCTCGTGTCCGACTAGCCAGCCTTCACCGGGAACGTTGTAGTGGATGCCCATGAGCTTCATCAACTGCGCTTGCCCGCCGATACCACCTGCGAGCCGAGCTACGGCGTCAGCGGCGGGTCCTTCGGCGATCGGCAGCGGCTCGTCACCTCCGGGGATGTACTCGGCCGCGAGGAGTCGCACGCGCGAGAGCGCGTTGCCTTTCCAGTTGACCGCAGCCGAGAATTCCTCAAGCCGATAGTAGTAATCCCAGAGTTGATCCTGTACCGAGGTGTACTGCGGGTTGTAGGCACGGGACGGGGACAGCACGGAAGCGGACGCTATGAGCGTAGTGCCGAATGCCGGAAGTCCCATGTGTGCCCTAATCCCCGTCGATGCGTCCCAAGAATCCGACCACAGTTGACATCGCCAACCATGTGAGTATCGGGTAATCGAGTCCGTACGCCATCGATACTAGCATCGTGATCACTCCCGACACCCAGAATCCAAGGCACCACGGGCATGAGAGGAGATACGCGAGCTTCGAATTCCACTCGGTCTGCGACCCGCGTTCATCGTGCTTCTCGTGCCATCGATTTTCAAACCACCAGCGCAGACGCTCGAAGATCGGCTCAGTGATCTTGTCAGAGGTGACCAGCCGTGTCACTCGGTATGCCGCGAGCGATGCCAGCGCGACTAGCCACCACTCAGGCACTATCAGAGTCCGCCTTCCGCTTGCGCGGCAACGTTCGCACGAACGCGAGGAGCAGACCAGCCACGGGGATACCCGTCGCCAGGATGCCCTGCCACAACAGCAATTCCTGTTGGCCCATTTTGGTCTTGTACGCCACCAACAGTACGACCGCTAGGCCGAAGGCGTACACGGTTGCTCGGGTTCCGCTCATGACGGGCAGTCCGTTTCTAGATTCTGCACGTGCACCTTCACGTCATCGACATCTGACCGGAGCGCACTAATCGCGCTATCGATCCTGTCGAGTCGTTCGATGATGCCTGGTCGTTCTTCCGGGTCCCCCGGATATCGGGCGTCGCGCCCCGTGAGCACGTCGATTGCCGCAACGGTCTGTCGCATAGGTCTCCACACCTTCCCTACGATACCGCTGAGTAGCGCTGCCCCGACGATTCCCGCCGCAGTCCATACCTCGGGGTTTTGCAGCGTCACGAGATGTCCAGCAGTTTGTCCCAGCTCTTCGGTCCGCAGATGCCGTCAACCGCGAGCTTGTGCTTCGACTGGAACGATCGAAGCGCCTTCTCGACCTGCGGCCCGAAGATTCCGTCAATACTGACCTTGTACCCACGGGCATTGAGCACGCCTTGCAGGATGCGAACCGCGAGCCCCTTGCTGCCGCGCTTGACCATATCCATCTTGTCACCCAACCTGTTCTTTTCCGTGCTCGGCTTGCTTGGCTTCGCAGGTTTGCCGAGATCATCGATCTCCCACGATGCCGTGCTGTCGTAGTCGCGAGTGCTGCGCCCGTCCGGCCCGTTGCCCACCGACACGTGTGCGTGACCCTTGTGGGCATTCTTGCCGTTGTAGTCTCGCGGTTCAAAGTTGTATTTCCGCTGGTAGATCTTCCGATTGAAGATCACATACCGCAGGTTCGGATGCGGGTTCGTGACCAGGTGGTGCACGAACTTCGGAAGATCGAGCCCCCGGTCGGGAAGCACATCGACGCCGCAGACGACATCACAGCACTCATTCGGGTTGTGGTCTGACCAGTCGTCCTGATGCGCCGCATCGCCGATATCCCACACAGTCGTATCGGGATACTCATATTCGATCTCGGACGTGAGCACGACAAGACTCTTCGCCAATCGCCAACTCTTAGCCACCGCTGCCACCTCTCGATTCTGTTGTAATCACCGTGTCACTCATCGAATCACGTTAGCACAAACGAGAGCATCGCTCTGACTTTCGGGAACGCGAAGAGCCCTGGACGTTAGTACCGTCCAGGGCTCCGTTCGGTTGACCTATGCTGCGAGCGTGTGCGTTTCCGCCTTCCGCAACGCGTCGAGCGCGATCCGCGAAGCGCGCATCTTCGCGACCGCGAGCGCACCAGGGACAGCAGCGTACGTGCCGTACGCCAAGCGGGAGAGATCGGGCCGGAACGCAACGTAGATGTTCGCTGACCAGTAGATTCTCCCCGCCAGCTCGTACACCTGCGAGTACGTGCGGTTGGTTCGGGATTCGTTCGAGTAGTGGCGCAGGTGGCGAGTCTTGGTCTCGCCGGTCCAGTCGTTGGCCTCTTCGACGGTCACCCAGGTATTGACGTTCATCTTCGTGTCCTCTCATCGTGTACCTCTAGCGTAGCACCCGATGACATGCTCGGTTCTGTGGGAACCCTACAAAAGAATTCACTGATACTTGTAACGCGGTTTAGTGGACATCGAAGCGGACACCCGCCTAGACTGGAGACACCGAAGACACACGACGCAAGGACAAGATCATGGAACTCCAATGGGACAAGCCCAGCCAGTTCAACACTCACCCCGGCAGTGAAACTCTCGTCGCCTACCGCGACGGCAAGCTGTACACCATTTTTTCCATGTTCGGCATCGCCGAACTCACCGTAGTCACCCCGAAAGAGGTCGTCTACAAGCGCACGAACCTCCGCACGGTTGAAGCCTGCAAATCCATGGCGGAAACCCTCTAAACTTCCCGGTGCGGGCCTTCGGGCCCGCACCTTCCACGGGGCAACACGACAAACGACGCAAAGGACAAGAAGATGACCACGCTCGCACTCCTCAACCAGGCCACCACGATGCGCAACCTTGACCGCAACCGTGCGGCCCGCGCACACAAGGCCGGTGACCTCACCAACGCCGCCCGCTTCGCCGCTCTCATGAACGCATGGGAGATGCGGGCCCGCGCTTACGCCAACGCCGTTGGTACCCGGCTCGTGTCGATGCCGGACAACCCGATGGCCATCGTCCCCGAGGTGTTCCTCACCCGGCTCCCGCGCTAGGAATCACTGATGACCATGACCATGATTCCCCCGGTCGGTGGCGATCACAAGTTGTTCGTACCGATCATCAAAGAACGCGACGGTTACCGCTGCACGAGCAACTGCGGAAGGACGCCGCCCGCGAAGATGCTCAAAGTCGTCAGGCGCGTCTGGTTCCAGCCGGACAGCTACGACAACTTGGAAACGGTGTGCCAGTGGTGCGCACGCGAGCAGGACAGAGACTAGCGACCTGCTAAACTGAACATGCCGCAAGGCTATGCGAAGGGTCCGACATCGGGGGATGGCGGGCCCTTCTAGCGTGTCAGGCGAGTACCGAGCGGCGTTGGGATGGAGAACGGCAAGCCTTCGATCTGCGGACCTCCGAAGTGACTGTACGTTCCTGAGATCTCGTCCAAGCGTGCACCCGCGTACGCCTGCCTCGGGTCGTGCGCCTCAGGGTTCCCGGTCCCGTCGTAGAACGCGAGCAGCAACGCGTCAGCAATGTCGGGGGAGCGGCCGAGGCGTTCCCGTACTTCATCCTTCTTTTCGATCTTGATCTTGCCGGAGCTGTCTACGATCTCATACCGTGGCGTGGTCAACTCACCGATGGCGTCATCGTCAAGGTTCGCCAGCGACCACAGCTCGTTACGGGACAGCTCGCGCCCGTTCCACCAGGCTTCGGCTCGAAGGTTGAGGAACCGCTTCGGCTGCGTCGACTTGGAAGCGAAGTTCAGCCCTCGGACGGTGCACTTGCTGCCGCGCTCTTTGAGCACTTCGCGCAGACGCCCGGCCACACCCCACCCGATGCCAGCAACGTCGATCTTGACCTTTTCCAGGTTCCATTCCTGAATCAGGTTCGCCAACCTGCCCACCGTCTTCATGGGGTCGGTGTCGGAGAAACTCTCAATGCGGCGCACAGCGGACCCTACGCGCTCCACAAGCACCGTACGGTCACCGCCACCACCAACGTCAATCCCTCCGATACGGACGGCATCGGGGTTGTACGCCGGTTCGATGTAACGGCACTGCGCCGCGTTCTGCTCTGGCACCACACGCCAGGGGTCAGCACTCGCACTGGGGAACTCACCCAAGCACTTGGCCGCGAACAGTGCTGAGTCTTCACCCCAAGCACGTCTGCGGTCTTCCACCCAGTCAGGGGAGATCAGCTCTTCCAAGATGTTCTGCGGCACCTCTTCGCCGGTCACAGCGGGGCTGTGCCGGTAAGAAACGTGAATGACGTTGAACGCGCTGTCGGGCTTACAGGCATCGGCGAACGGACCCGTAGTCAAGTCGGGGTTACCGATCGTGAGGATGCGCGCGTTCGCGTTCGATGCGATTGACTCAGTCGCATCCCAGAGCGCTTGCGGCACTCCGCTGCCCTCATCCAAGATGACGAGCACATAACGTGCGTGGATACCCTGAAAGGCCGCTTCCGAGTGCTCGGAGGGTTTACGGCCGATCGCCACCAGCTCCTCACGGCCGTCGCCCATGGGCATGAACAGCTCAACCTGGTTACAACGCCCCGGAAGCTGCGCGTTGGCGTGCACCCGGTTGATACTGCGCCAGAGAACCGAACGAACCTGCGCAGCCGTAGGCGCTGAACTGAGCACGAACGCCTCACCTGGTGCATGGGCGTCGATCCACCAGCACGCGGCCACCGACGCCACGAACGATTTCCCAACGGAGTGGCAGGCGTGCACGGCGGTACGTCTGTTGTCCCTGACTGATTCGAGAATTTCCCTCTGTTTCGACCAGAGATGAACCTTGCCGCGCTCGTCAGCCCATCGGACCGGATCGCCCGCATAATCGATCTTGACACGCGTGAGGTCGTCAAACGCATCCGTGATCGCCGCGCCAAGATCCAGGTTCATGTCCATGGGCCCAAGTATCCCACAGAAAAGCGCACCTCCTGAGAGGTGCGCTGCGGTCTTACGTTGTAGTTCTGCGTTCCCGGTACCACCGCGAGACTTCCCGCCTCGGGTACACGTACCGAGCCTTCGGGTTGTACGCCTTCCGCCAGGTATCGTCCGTCTCGACGCGATGGCGCAACAGCTCCGGGTCACGTTTGGAGTTCGTGGGTCCCGTCAGCGCGTAGATGTGCGTGAAGTTGAACCCGTACTCCTCAGCGATCTCCCGAGCAGTCATCATGTCAATGGGCGCTCGCCTCATGTCCTGTTCCTCTCTGTGTCGGTGATCTTCATCAGTTGTCGTGTGTCGTGTTTGATCGCCTTGTCACGTGGCAGCACCAGCAGCACACTGCCCGGAAGCACATGCTCTCGCACGTGCTCGAATCCCCACCACGGTTCATCGATGCTGTCACCGCGCCGCACGCGCGGCACCGGATCATCATCCCCGGATTCCGTGAAACCGAAGTAGGCTGCCGCCGCCCCGCCGAATACCAGCGCTGGCGTGCACGCCAATATCAGAGCGTCGGTGTTCACTGCAAGATCCTCTCTGCCGTGTGTGCGCTGAACAGGTACATCCCGAGCGAGAATCCCAGCCAGAACACAAGGAAGATTCCTGCTCCGATAGCGAGGATGATCCAACCCTTGCGTTCGTTCACTGCCTGCGATCCTGAATCACTTGGATCACGTACAACAGCAGGACAACAAGCACCATGGACAGCAGTCCGATCAACGTCTCAATCACTTCGGGATTCACATGCCCTCAATCGGATCTTCGAAGAACGCGTCAAGCCGCTTGTCCTGCGCATCGTTGTGCGCCTTGATCACGCCTTCGGCTACGGTCTCCAGCGCCCACAGCGACTTGCGCAGCTCCGTACCGCCAGCGATGACCGCACGAGCAGCCGAAACCTGTTCGCGGTCGGGAGTCCCCTTGTGGTGCTCCCACCCGCCCATCGTCGGGGCGATCTTGGCGAACCTGTTCACCTGCTCCACCAGCGCGAACGCGTGATCGGTGGCATCGGGCTGTTTCTCATCCTGCATGTTGACTCCTCTCAGAAGAACATCACGAGCGCAGCGCCCGTGAGTACTAGCGCGAGTGCGAACGCTCCGAAGACCACGATCGCCGCTCCGATGATCTCACTCATCAGGCTCCAGACTCCGAACGCCGTCCGGGCGAATACGGTGGCGCGCCGTTCACGGTCCGGTGCCAGTTGCTGTGCTGTGCCCATGGGTAACCTTTCTCGAATGAGCCACCGAGCGTTTCAGCGTTCGGCGGGCGTGTGATCGCGGCGCACCACTTGCACGCCGGGACGGGGATCGTGGGAGAGGCGGCGTCCTGGGGGTACCGGCCTCTCCCACATGCTGACGGTAGTCCTGGAATCTGGTTCTTGTACGCGTGCTGTGTGGTCGCACGAGCCGCGTGAGCCCAGTGGTACGTCATCGTTCTGCTAGCTGTAGTGCACGGTCTGGCTGGCAAGCCGGTTGGCACTGTCGACCAACCGCTTGGCTTCGATCGGGAGCAACCCCTCAGCGTGCGTGTGCGCGGCGTGCACGAGGTTGATCGCGTCTTCTCGCGTCAGCTCCACGATGTACATGCGCGGAGGTACGTACTGGTATTCGGCCGCTTCGCTCAGGTACTCGGTCACTTCATCCATTCGTCATCCTCCTGATGTCTTTTGAGTGCTTCAATGGTGCGCTCGATCGGAACCGCGTCCCGTTCGATGCCGTTGAGGTTGGCGTCTCGCGCCATGTTCTCGGGGCTGAACGGGTTGTCGCCATGGATGCGGCGTGCCCGTTCGGCAAGTCGTTCATCTTCGGTCATCGGTCACCCTTCGGCATGATCGTCTCTGCCCACCGGGCAGCGGCTTCGGCTTCAGCAGCCTCGCGGATGCGTGGCCACGTGTGGCTGAGGTTCGCGTACAGTTCTTCATCCGACAGGCCGCTCATGACCTTGCGAATCTGCTTAGGGTCGAGTTCCCACCCGTCCGTCTTGACGCCGCTCACAGCCCCAGCACCTCATGTTTCTTGTGCTCGTCGCAGTACTGCCCGAGGTCGGTACGCTCGTAGCAGCCATACGTGTAGCAGACCAGGAGCTGTTCGCACATGTCCGTGTACGCGAAGTGCACGCGGGCGAAGGTCTCATCATAGTCGGTGGTCTCGTGGTTGAGGGCGTCCGCGTAGGCGAGGTGCGCCTCCCGCTCGCTGGCCGCGAGAACCTTGCGGACCGGGGCCGGGAGTTCGTGAAGCTTGACAGTCATCGTGAGTCCTTTCGTCGTGGTCGTATGTCTCACGATACACCTGGTTAGAGGGTTGTGCAAGCGGGGTCCCTTGCGGTTCTGACGTGCTGTGATACGCTAAGATTCGCATCATCGGGGGAGCCGGACCCTTCGGGGTCCGGCGTTCGATCCAAGATCAGAGGACAAAGACGTGACCGAAGTCGAAATGCTCAGGGCTGCCAACGAGGGACACGTGCGGATGATCGCTGACCTCGCAGCGGAACGCGACAAGCTGAAACATCAGCTCGCGAAAGCCTACGAAGCCATGGACACGCTCACTGAGCGTGCGGGAGAACTGCTCACTGAGCGCGATGCAGCTCGTGAAGAGCTGGGAGATCTGCTATGGAAGATCCCGAACCACTAGGAGACGACCAATGACCGAACGTAAGTACCACACCCGCGACTCGGGCCCCATGTACAACTTCCCGATGCCTACCGAGACGCTGCGAGGGCAGCTCGCCGAAGTCCAGGCGATGGTCGACGCGGCGTTGTCGCTGCACCGACCGACCGATTACGCCGTGCAGGGCACACTGCCTGACGGCCGATACGGTTACATCGAACCGGCCTGCGTCACCTGTGGTGACGCTGACGCGCACGGCGTACCGTGGCCATGCGATACCGCGAAAGCACTGGGGGTTACCGAGTGAAACGTGAGTTCACCGCGCTTGACTGGTTCTGCGTCGCGTACATAGTATTTGTATGCCTCGTGCTCGCTGTGAACATCGTGATTCACATCGTAGGCCCGTGGCAGTTACCGGCTGACCTGCATAAACACACAATCTGAGAAAGCACCCGACACCCCCTTGCGGACCTCCGTGAGGGGGTGTTATGGTTGAGGAACCAAAGACCAACGACGATAGGACGAGATCATGCGTGACAAACTCTTCGCAGAGAAGGCCGAACTCATCGCAAGGGCTCGCGAACTCCGTCACGGCAGTTCCGAACTTTCCGGAAACGCACTCACTGAGGCGCAAGCCGAGCACAAGTGGTGCATGGGTCGAATCTCGCAGATCAACGACTACCTTCGCAACAGCTAGAACGGAGCACAACATGCCTAACGACGACTACGAAGACGCCGACACCTGCGGCACCTGTGGAGAACGCATCGAAGACTGTGACGAGATGCTGGGACGCTAACGCTGCCCGTCGTCTCTCCCGCTGACAGGACGGGAGAGGCGTAGGGGAACGTTAGCGACCGATGAAAGGACCGAGGATGGCACGAAAAGTACCCAAGCGCGACTACGGGCAGGCGAAGAGCGCGCCCGTTCGGGCCAAGGCATCGAACTGGTCTCCGTTCGCGGCCCCGAAGGGGCAGCAGGACATCACCGACGACACCGAGTACATCGCGTTCGACCGAGCCAAGAACCGGTGGTTCGCGCACAAGCCGAAACGAATCGACCACACCTAGACAAGACCCCGCACCGAGAGGTGCGGGGCTTTGCTATACTCGGGGAAAGACCACATGACCACGACGGAAGGACACAACATGCCGCCTGAACTTACTCCGCTCACGAACGAAGAGATCACCACCATCAACACCCGGTGGTCGCGATTCTGTGTGAACCCGAGCCATGACAACGCGCTCACCTCCGCACACGACGTGCCTGACCTGCTCGCCGAGGTTGAACGACTGCGCGCCCAGGTGACGCAGTACCACCGTTCCGCTGACGAGCACGTGGCGAAGTTCGATCGCAAGCATGCGGCGCTCATGGAGGTTCGATCCGAGGTCGCTCGCTTGCAACGGGAAAACCTGAACCTCCGAGAGATGATCGAAGCGGGAGGCGACCGATTCCGACGAGTCCAGTCGGAAGTTGATCGGCTGGAAGCCGAACTCAAGGCCGCGAAGTCGACCCGGTTCGAGAACAACGGCGTCGGGGATGTTGCTCGGCACATTCAGGCCGAAACCATCAATGACCTGCGACTGAACTAGCTGTGACCCCCACCCGCAAGGGTGGGGGTTTCCTGATATGCTGGACAGACAACGATGAGAGGATCAAAGATGCACACAGCCGACCTGACCACCTGGACGATCACGTCCGCCCATGGCTCCGACTGCAAGGACTGCCGCTGGGCGGTCCGGCGAGCGGAAGACCGGATCGAATCCGGTCGTGCGCTCGACAACACGTTCACTCTGAACATCCGCTACTACGGTCATGATGCCGTAGCTACCCGACTGCACGAGTAAGGACTGATGACATGAAATGCAATGGCTGCTCGCCGCTCTGTCCGACCTGCAACCGGCCGAATGGGGGCGGGAAGTGAACGACTATCCCGCTTTCGTGTTCAAGTCCGAAAAGGGCCACGCTCCCGACATGTGCCCCTGGTGTGACGAGTGCTCGGAACGCGCAAGGAACACTAACGCTGCCGTTGACCACGCGCATGCGCAACTCAACGCTGTCTACAAGATCGTGTTCGAAGACGCGTCGCTTGGCTGGGAACACTGCGTGCGTAGGATCGCGGCCGTACTCGAAGAAGGGCGCAGCGATGGGCAAGCCTGAGATCATCGGGTACCAGAACGACCCCGATAACTGGTCAGCGCCGCGCCTGCCTGACATGGCCATCGACTCGGACGGGTTCTGGATAGAAAGACCTGGCGGCGTCCGGAGACTGGTCGAAGACGTTGACGGCTTCATGCGGCACCACGGATACAAGCGGGTCTACAAGCCCCGGGAGTTCCACGCTATTCCGGGCGGTTACGGTGAGTACTACGTGTACTGCAAGACGTGCCCGACGCACTTCGCAACCACGCTGTTGCCTCATGATGCGGCGAAGCTGCATACCAAAGTCAAGCATCATCACAGCGCCGAGTGGTCCTGACCCGGTAGAATAGCTGCATGTACACCACGATCGTAGGCGAATGGTCCGTAACGACCACGCATCCCATCGACCCCGAGGCCGAAGGCTACTGCGAAGTGTGCGCGGGCGCTGTCGAGTACACGATCGGCTTCGCTGTCGACTACGGCTCCCACCAGCACAACATCCCCGATGAGGTCAACGGCGGGTACCACCAGATTGCCGCACGGCCTGTTGAGCCGTAGGGTATACTCGAACTCGGTATGAAGCCAGGGGGCCCGCGCATGCAGTGTGCGGGGTCCTTCCGCGTCTACGGCTCCATGATCTCGCCGCGCCGCACATTCTCCTGGAACCATGCCGTGAACTCCGGTGTCATCTCCCCGTCTTCGATCTTCTTGGCGTACCTGTCGTACCCGCGCGGTTGCATGATCCATGTCGGGGATTCACACCGGTAGTTGTCCCTCAGCTGAGTGTAGAGGTCCTGCAACGCCGTCTTGAGATCGTCTGGTTCCATGCTGAGAGCTTATCACGCCTGGTCAACATGGTATGTTACCGTGCGCATAACGAGGCTTGAAATTTCCCCGAGAAATCTTGCTAGAAAGCTTGTACCACGGGTCGACGTGGGTTAGGCTTGTGGGACAACGACCAAAGACGCAAGACAGGAGCACACCATGAACCGCTACATGATCTCTCGCCAGGCCGTCAACTGCGGGCCCATCCGAACCATCTGGGTCGAGACCATCGAAGAGGCCCGACGCGCCTACGACATCGCGGTTGCCGAAGGCGACATCTTCGCCGAGATCTTCGACGGGTTCGAAGACTGCCAGGTCATCTGGCACCTGACCCCAGCTACCCACACCCGTTACTAGACGCTATCCGGGCGGGGCTCCGGCCCCGCCCACCCATGATGAGAGGATCAAAGACATGAACCTGACCTGGACCGAGAACACCGACATCCACGGGCAAACCTACTGGACAAGCGAGGTCCGCAACTACCGATTCATGATCACCGAGATCAAGCGCGTGATCGGTGGTCCTGAGTACTACGGCCGGTTGATCCACAACCTTGAATCCGGCCCGTTCATGCTGGAGTCGGGCGAGTACAAATCCGAGCGCAGCGCTAAGGCCGGACTCAAGCGCCGCGCCGTCAAGTACGGTATCTGACCAGGCCGAAAAGATTCTGAAAATAGTTGCCCCACGGGCAGTTCTCCCGGTTCGACCGCGACGTCTACGCGCTGGCCTACATGTCCGTTCACGGCGAGTCCAGCGGCAACCTCGACACCAAGAAGTTCCGTCAAATGCAGATGGCTCAGCTCGTGTCCCGCTGCGAGGAGCTGGCTCCTTCCAAGGAAGACGCCGCTACGATGGCTTTCGCAGCCATCGGTGTCGCCATCGGAGACGTCGAGTAGCAGACACCAAAACCTTCCCCGGGGGGACGCAAGTCCCCCGGAACCCTCGAAAGGACACATGATGAGCAGCAAGCGCACCCGGCCCGAAGCCTACCGCGAGATGTACGCCGTTCTGGCAGACGAAATCGGGTCATACAAGGCCCTGTGCCTGATCGCCGACACCAAGCCCAACAAGGAGGTCATGATCTCATTGTGCGCCCAGTTCACCCAACGAACCGGGCAAGTTCACGATCTTGACCCGATGCGCGCTGAAAAGCTCAAGCGCCGCGCCGTCGAGTACGACGCCTGAGAGAATCGAAAACATGACCGAGATCGGATCGATTTACAACGACGACGGCAAACGCGTAGCGCGCTACGTACCGAAAGGACCGAAGATGAATGAACAGACCTGGAAATACAGCTCCACCCACGGCAAGACCTGCGACAAGTGCCGCGACGCCGTTGGCAACGCCGAATCGATGGCAGTCGTTCGGGGCTCGGTGTCCAGCACGTACACGCTGAGCTACCCGACCGAAGACCATGCCGGAACCGCGACCCGGGTGCGGTAACCGAAAAGAATCTGAAAAAAGATGCCCCACCCGCTTGCCACTCCGGCAGGCGGGTGTTAGGCTTTGGGGGTAAGCAACGATCAACGACGCAAGGATGATTGACATGAACGTTACTGCATTCCACGGATACGGCGCGGTTCACCTCGGGGGACGCGAGATGGCCAACGGCCGCTGGTCGCCTGCCTGCGGCACCCAGCACCACAACGCGGGAGGCCGCGAGGTCACTCCCCTCCGCCCCACGGACCAGGCCGTGACCTGCAAGCGCTGCCTCAAGCTCACGACAACCACGAAGACCCCCGAAGCCAAGCGCGAAAGCGTCAGCAAAGGCTGGGAAAAGTTCCACAACACCATGGATGTCATGAACAAGCGGCCGGGGTCCGACTCGGGTCCGGACTCCCTTCGGGGCATGCTCAAGCTGTACTAGCAAGACAGCCGCTCCCCGAATGGAGCGGCTTTTCACCCCACGATGAAAGGATTGAAGACATGATCGAAGAGCAGATCACGCGCAGGGCTGTCGAAGACGGCAGCGGGAACATGGTCAAAGTCGGCGACACGGTTCGCCACATGGACTACGGCCGGGACGCCACGGTCACCGCGACGTACACGCAGGTCATGGGCGGTACCCGGTTCAACATGGTTGCCATCGACCAGCCCGGAGGGCCGTGGGCCCCCGAGCGAGTGCGGAAGCTGTAAGAAAGATTCATCCAAGAAAGTTCGGCCACCCCCTTGCACAGTGCTGCGAGGGGGTGTTAGCGTTGCCCTTACAAAGACCAACGACGTAAGGACAGCACCATGGACGCGCAGACGCACATCGCCAACATCCGCAAGACCGTTGAACACATGATCGCCACGGAGTTCACCTCGGCCCCCGCTGATGTCGCCGAAAACCTCGGTTTCGCTGACATGACCATCACGCAGCTGCGTGGTATGAAGAGCAAGTGGATGTTCCAGGCGCACCACATCTTCAACACCTGGACGGTGCGGACCGCCAACGACCGCCGTCAGCGCGACTCCTTCATTCAGGACTGCCTGTACGACGTGATCGCGATTGAGCGTCACATCGAAGGCCGCAAGTAGCGGAACGGGCCACCCTCCAGGGTGGCCTTTTCCTCGGGAAAACGTGTAAGCGCTTGCCAGACGGGGGAGTGAGCCCGCACGACGGTTATTTGGGGGCTCTGCGCCCAGGGAGGGCCCAAAAAAGAAAAACCCTTTCAAATCGGACATCGACCCCGGCCACCGCCCCACCGAGCGCTGTGGTAACCTGGACAAACGATCAATGAGAGGACACACGATGGCACGTAAAGACTCCACGTTCGACACGGTGATAAAGGGCGTCAACGGCACCAAGGGACTCACCAAGGAACAGCAGGCCGAGCTGGACAAGCGCAGGGCCATGGGCGAGAAGCAAGCGGCCAACGATCGCCAGCGCCGTAAGACACAAGCGCAGGCCAAGAGCAAGAAGGCCCAGCGTGAGGCCGATGCACGGTGGAAGAACCGTGGCGGTGGGGACGTGATCGATACGGGCATGTTCAGCTAGTAACTACATAGCTACATACAGGGGCATCCCGCCGTGGGGTGCCCCTGTTGCATACCCACTGTATGGCCCTGTACGGGGCACGCCTAAGGGGGCCTCACTGGGAGACCCCCTTTGGGTGTACGTGGCTCAGCGTGGCTCTCAGCTGGCGCGCTGGGCAATATAGTCCTTGATCTCGTCCGTAAGGTGGAACCACTCCCCATCGACGCGCAGGTGGCGGAACTGCCTATGGAGTTTGA